TTGAACATGGGGTAGAAATAGCCCCTCAATTACTTCCGATAACGTTAAATTATCGTAAGTAATATAATATGCGTCTTTATGTGTCTCTATGTTTCTCTAGTTATCCGCTAAATTATGCGGTTTATCGAGTAACCACACTTTTATTTTTATCTATGCTTCTCTATGCTTTTATGCGTCGTGAAAGCACCGAAGACGGAAAAAATGACGGAAACGGTAACTGAGAAAACGTAGATGCCAACTGGACTGCCCGAGTTGATGCGGTATGAATTCATGACTGACGGACGGAAAAACCAAAACTTTTTGTATTGACCTCACATCTGAGTGCTGTGAAAAGCAGCTGTCGTAGGACGGCTGCTTTTCTATTTCTTTGTGAAATTCGAACGACGAAAACTTAAATTTACCTCTTTTTTAAGACGATTTCGTAATTTCGTCTTACGATTCTGATGATTATCTTGTGATTTCTGACGATTTCGTAATTTCGTCTTACGATTCTGATGATTATCTTGTGATTTCTGACGATTTCGTTAGTTTTGCGGCCGAAATGAATTTCGGGAACAAAGTGTTATAAATACTGAAAAAGTAAAAAAGCCCCTCAAATTTTTGAGAGGCTTTTCGTGTCACCACTGTTTAATTGTATACGTTAAGCTGGCGGCATCGACGGCCCGGCCGGTGTGGGTGTAGAGCATCCCTTCCACCCGGCCGGCCTGGTAGCCTATGCCGAAATACGGCTTGCCATCAGCACTCATCATGCCTGCTTTGATTTTGTGATTGTCCTTCAGGTTGATTTTGTAGACGTCGACTTTTTGCTTGACCGGGTTCGGTGTCACGACCGTGCGGTCCGATTTCGCAACGGCTGCCACCGGCAGGTCCGGGTCCTTTTTCTCGATGGCCGTCGCCGTTTCTTCGGCCGCTTTTTCAATCGTCGGCGCTTCAATGTAGTATGAGGCGCTCGGAGCGACATTTCCGTCGTGGATCCGTTCGATTTCGTGCGTGATTTCCTTCGCGGCCGTCGGAGAGACGTGAATTTCTTTTGAAATTTTGTCAGAATCGGTCGAATCGTCATATTTCACGATGACGGGCCGTGTATCGCGTTTTTCTTCTTTGTGTATATAAACTGTCATAGCGATGACGAAAAACACGACACAGAGGCATACAGAAAGGCAAAATTTCCAGTTTTCTTGAACAAATGTTTTGATTCTCGCTTTACGGTCTTCGTCGGGCATCAGACCACCCTCTTAGTACCAAACGTCTAGGTCGACGTCGACACCGCCGACAAATCCCTTGTCCGAGTACTGCCAGCACGGGATGTTGAGACTTGGCTGTTCCGCTTTGAGATAATTTACACTCGAATAGTTTGCAACCCAAATCGGCACGTAGGCCGGGATGTTGTCGAGGATGAAGTTGTTCGTCAGCATCGAGTAATACGAGTAGATGCCGCAGTACACGCCCGCAGCGTTCATCGTGTTCACCCAGGCCATGACGACTGATGTCAATACTTCCGGAGAAAGGTCGTTCATCTGAACCGCGTCTTCGACGTCGTACCAGATGCCCGCTTCGAGGTCGACGCCGTCCAGGTATTCGTGCATCGTGTCGAGAAGCCACTGTGCCTCCTGCTGCGCTTCGGCTTCGGTTGTTGCCTTGGAATAAAAATAAATACCCAGCTTCATTCCCGCGGCTTTCGCGCCGTTGATGTTATCAACAAAAAAGTCGTCGAGCTCCTGCTGCCCGTCGCCGCGGGTGCGGCCGATGCGGACGATGCAGAATTCTTTCCCCGCTGCCGCAGCGGCGTCAAAATCCATTCCTGCCTGACAATACGAAACATCAATTCCTTCCATCATTTGCGTTCCCTCCTCTATTGTTTTTCAGAATCGGCGGCAGTCCCGCCGGCGTATTGAATTTAGAATCAGTGTGATATTTTGTCCAGCACGCCCCGGCAAGCGACGCCACGCCGGCCATGCCGGTCACGACGACGCTGATGCCACTCCAGCAGCTGGCCAGTTCAAAGTGCGTGCCACGAAGCGCGTTGCACCAGTAGCCGATGAGCCAGCTGACCATGACGGCCACCAAGAAGACCATCATGATACAGCTGAGGATGATGATAAGTGGCAACCAGTTCTGCTGCCCCCAGGTGCCCAATGCGATGATCTTATCCTTCATAGACGCCTCCTAATGCGCATCGGCAGTGACGGGCGCATCCGTATATTCTTTCGCGATACGCTCAATATAGCCGTTACTGCCCTTTAGAGCTAAGTAACTTTTAATCATGTCCTGCATACTGTTGTACTCCTCGTGCGTTACCGCCTGGCCTTCGATGATGTGCCGCCGGTGTGCGGCGATGATGCGGTCACGGAGTAAGCACTTAAGCCCCTCCTCAAACGCCTCCTGCCTTGCCCGGTCGGCTTTTATCGACTTTACCAGCCAGCCAAGCGCGGTGACGGTCGCGGCCGGCAGGGCGTAATTGATAAAAGCGTTCGCAAGCAGGCTGATGATGTTGTCCAATGCTATGTGCCTCCTAATGTCAATCCCAGGCCTCTAAGTATTTCCGTACCTCATCGCGGTACTTTTCCGGGACATCTTTAATGTCGATTTTCTTCATCCTTACTCGATACACATAGTACGTAATCATATCTCCGCCTCCTTACGTTTCCGTGGACGTCAGCATGTCGGCAAGTGCCGAGATGGCATCCTCAAGTGCTGCGACACGCTGGGTCAGCGTCGGTGTGCTGTCGCCGTCGAGGATAAGCGTGTCAAACTGCGCCTCCACCTGCACTTCCGTTAGTGTTGTCTGGATATTTTTTTCGTCAGCAGTCCAGACTTTCGCGGTTGTCTCTGTGCCATCGGTGCCGATCTGCGTGTGGTCTACCTGCTTGATATTCTGCCTGAGATAGACATTGGCCGTGCCGTCTGGCAGGGCTTCGTATTTAATCTTTTCGGGTTCGCTGTCGTAGTAAACTAACATGTGTCTTGCTCCTTTCATGGTTCGAGACAACGTTTTGAGCTGATGCGAAGGCCTTTTCGAGGTTGTATTTCTGCCATGCTTTGTGGCAGTCTGAGTGTAAAAAACACCCTTTATATGACACAAGCCTTTGTGCCTGCGTCAGTGTAGCAAAGGCGGTCCGCTTTATACGGAGTGCCATGCGCCGCGCATGGATGAATGTCTTGGCGCGGATACGTATTTTACCGTTCCGGTGAATGACGTACCCCATCATGTCTATAGGTTCGACATCGTACCGCTTGATGTGCCAGTTCGGCTTAACGGTGAGATGCAGCTCGTTTTTTGCGTATTCGCACAGCGAAAGAACGGCTTTTTTGAGTTTGCTTTTGCTGTGCGAGAAAAGCAGCATGTCATCCATATACATAATCATGTACGACACGCCGCCGCCGGCCATCGCCTGACGATACAAAGACGATAACATATACTGGCTTATCCACTGGCTAGGCAGTGCGCCTATCAAAATGCCGTCAGTTACCGGTGCATAAGAATCGAGCAGCACTCCCCATAAATAGAGCAAGTCGTTATTTCCTACGTCGTGCGACAGACGCTGTTTTATAAGCTCTCTATCCATGCTTGGAAAGCAGTGGTAAATATCAAGCTTTACAAAATAGCGCATCTTGTCGGTATATTTTATGCCGTGTCGTTTGCAATAATCGATGTGGCAATTGTTTTTGCGCGTGTACCGCTGAATCATGCGTACGCCGTAAAGTTGACCGCGGCCAACCATTGATGAGCACTGTTGGTCCACCATTTTCCTTTCCCACAGCTCCATGCAAGAATACACAGCTACATAGTCGTACAAACGCTGTAAGCAGCTTTCGTTTCCGATAAGCCGCGTCTTTTCTGATACAGCATCATATTTTTCGGATGCACGTACTTTGAATTTCGGTATGTTGTGCGTTTTTATAGCATGCGCAATCTGTTTTGCAAATAGCATGGCCACATCGTCGATTGATGCACCCTCTAAAAGCTTCTCATACTCTTCTGTTGTTGTCCCGTTTTGTAAAATTTCACGTTTGAAATCCCGGCGCCGTTTATGACGTCGCAAGCAGTCTGCGATGAACGGCGCAATAGTTTCGGGATTTGTTATGTTTATGCTTTTACAACACTTTTTCATATTGGTTTTCTCTTTCTTGATAATCCCCGGCTTTCATATCTTACTAGCCGAGCGGTGACTTTATCAATTTTCGCCGCAGCGGGGATAATACAACCATAAAAATGAATCAAGAAAAGCGCGAACCGTTGTTCCACCACGAGTTGCCCAGGCCGTTGTTGCAATTGGCGTAGGACAAGCCACAAATCGGCAGCCCGTTGTTGAGATTGCCGGACCGGAACAAGGCACGAAGTTTGATTGTATCACCCTAGGGGCAAGGCCCCTCTGGCCGGCTTACGCCGTCCATTCACCCCTACAGCCCGCGGCAGAAAGGCGCGAACCGTGGCCCCACCACGAGTCGCCCAGGCCGCCGAAGCAACGGGCGTAGGACAAGCCACAAACCGGCAGCCCGCTGCCGAGATTGCCGGACCGGAACAAGGCACGAAGCCCCGTTGCTTTGTTTGTATAAATCGCGTCGCGTGTGAATGTAGAAGACGAAGCGCCGACACTATCGGGATAGTAAATACCGTCGCTGTACTTATTGGCCTTGATGTACTGCCAGGATTCTGTGCCGAGATATTTAATATCTGTGGCCTTGTAATCGGATGTGATAGCCGTTGAGTATTTCGTCGCGTTCTTACAGATGTACGGCGTCCAATAATAGTTTGTAGTATCCCCACTGTCTTGATAGCCATTCAGGATGGTATCGGCAACAATCTGCCACTGTCCCCATCCGAATTCAATGCCCTGCAATTTGCACGAATGCTTTGCATCCGTCGGATTCACGGACCCCGTATTTCCAAGCACATTGTCGCACGACCCCGTCCGCCAGTAATACGTATACCCTACCGTTGCGCCTTTTTGCGTGTCAGGTGACGTTCTAACCGAAGTGGTAAAGGTTTCGTCGAAGTAGATGGCCGTATACTCCGTGTTATTGATAGTTACCTTTTCGATGTTCGTGATAACATATCCATCTTTACCGCTGATACTGCTGGTCCCCTGACAAACGCTGTCGTGGCTATCGCTGCCGGTCTGATTGTGTAGCTTCAGTACCGACCCAATTACGAAAATGTCGTAGTCAGACGCTTTTGTAAGTAAGCGGTGCGTATTAGTTTCAGCCACGAGATTTTCGCATTCTGTATAGTACGAGTAGCAGCCGTTCAAGATGCCATCCAGCGTCAGCGACCCCAGGATGACGTGAGTCATAAGCTGCAAAAACGAGTTATCCGTAGAACATTCACCTGCATACCCTTTGCCATTCAATGCTGCCGACGTGTGTGCCGAGTTATGCGATACATCATGGGCCGGCACGGCGCCCGAGCAGCACGAATAGCCCCCTGCTGTATTGACACCGGCCGCATATTTGCCGTGTACGACCCACGGGCGCACCGTGCCGTCAAGCCGGACGGACTCCGGCAGAGGCTGGCAATGCGGCTTTGACGCGTCGTAGCCGATGCGATAACCTTCAGTGTATTCCTGGCTTGAATTTTCGCAGGGGTTTGTGTAGTAGTGATACCCCGTCATTTGCAAGACGCCGACATACACGTCCTTATCATAGCGCTTGAAATTGCCGGTAACACCCTCGATTGCAGTGATTTGTACATCGAGCGTGTCTTGATTGATAATCCAGTTGCAGTCGATGCAAGCAAAAAGCGGCAGCCCCGCGTAGTCATCCTGCCCGGCAACGTCCGCGGTGCTCGGCGTGCATGTCAGCTTGGTGTTATCGCCGAATTTTGTGCCGGTACTGACGCTCGATACGGCCGGATCGCTAAATTTTGTACCGCCGTCCCACGAAAAGCTGCTTTGCAGTAAGTTATAAAAATTCGTTGCGCATGCTGTAATTGCCGCCGCCGTTGGGTAGGTCACTGTGCCGTCATCGGCCGCCGTATTCACGACTTTGTGCAGTTGAAAATACAGTTTCATAGCCCGTTTGAAACCGGTTGCCGTGCCGTCGATGCAGGCGAGTACGTACGGGTCGAGTGTCTCGCTATTTGCAATGGCCTGCGACTTGGCGATGTCTTCGAGAGCTGTCTGGATGCCTTTAAGGTGTTCGTTCGTCTCTGTCTGTCCTTTGAGGGACGGCAGGACGCCCTGGGCGACTACCGTGTCTGTTGTATCGCTCATGCTGATTCCTCCTTTTATGCTGTTGCGATGATTCTGTAGCAGAGGTGGCCATCGCTGTCTACGTAGACGGAGAGGCCGCCGTTTGCTGTCGTTAATTTTTGCGCCTGCGCCAGCGTATCGGTCGCGATCTTTGATGCGCTGTTCACGGCGTCAAGCTTTGCCGACGCTGTCGACGCTGAGGATGCGGCGCTGGTGGCCGATGTACCGGCCGAGGCGCTGGCGTTGGCCGCATCGGTTGCTGACTTGCTGGCGTTTGTCTCGGACGTGGCCGCTGCTTTCTGCGAGGCGGCTGCCGCCGTCTCTGAGGCTTTGGCTGCTGTCTCGCTGGCCTTTGCCTCGTCGGCCGCGGTCCGGGGGTCGCTGTAGGCGACATAAGCTTTTTTTACAGCGTCCCAGCCGTACCAGATACCGGTGTCTGATGCGACGTAGATGGTGCCCGCATCGCCCGTCGCCGGCAGGTCGGTTTTGCTAGCGACGTAGTTTTTGTGGGCGTTTATCATATCGTAGAGCGCCTCTAAATTGTTATTGATGTAGTCAAGGACGCCGGTATTGTCCGCGTTGGCCAGGGGTGTATAGCGCCCGTACGTGCCGGCCTGCACGATATTATTGCTGGCATCTCTGAGCTCCGGCGGTTGATAGGTTTGCTTTTTCATCAGTCAGCCTCTTTCGTAGTATCCGTGTCGGTTGTTGTAGTCGTCGTGTCTGTGGTTGTTTCTGCGGCGGTCAAAGTGTTTTTCTTTTCAAGGTCCATGACGACAGCGTCGCCATAGTCGAAATCTGTGTCCGTGTCAGCGTTCAGCGTGATCATATTACCTGCATCATCGATGAACGTGTACGTCGTACGCGACGTAATCCCCTGCGGATATGTAACCTTACCATTTACCTTGAATTCTTTTTTCATGATTCATTCCTCCTAAAAATTTGTAACGTCGATAATTAAAAGATCACAATCGCCAAAATCTCCTGCTGGGTAGTGCATGTCTTCCTCATCAATGGTTCCACCTAAATCAATGCATTTGACGGTATAAACATTATCCATTTTGTACCCCCATCGGTCAAAAACCTCACCATTTGTATCTTCCTCCCATGGTGCACCGCAAACAATCGCGATAGGCACGCCATATACCTTTTTATCACCTTGCGATAAGCCCACGCAGTCAACAGGTTTCAGATATTTTAAAGCACTCGAAAAAATTTGTTCTCCAGCGTCATTATAAATTTCTAAACCACAGTTCGATGTGCCTTTATTTTCGCCAAAGATATAAACAGTACATGTAAGGGACGTTGCGGGATTACGGATTTCGCTTGACAGGGGATTTCCATCCATCAAAATATATGCATAATTAGGGTCTCTATCTACGTAAGCCCACATATTACTGCCGTTAATTTGTATTGCAATTAATTCGTTTGGTGATACCGGGACTGTATAAGATTTTCTGCCGTTGAGAGTGTATTTTCTCGAAAGTGAAAGGTTATGCCACGCACTATTTACTAACACTTTCCCATTATCATTTGTAATTTCAATAAAATTGTCCATGTTTAATATTCTCCATAAACTACTGTGGTGTTATAGTGGCTTTTTGCACTTGAATCGGTGCTGTTATCCCAGTTTATGGTGTTTCCATTTGTAATCCAGACATTCCGGCGATAAGCATTAGTACCCGGGTTCTCATATGTATAAATAAATAATCGGCACCCAGTATCAACATTGACTTTTTTGCTTCCAGCACCACTTGTTATTTTAAAAGACCCGATAATTCTCGCAGTTAATTGCTGGTTATCAAAAATCTTCACGCCACTATTGTCGTAAATCTCAAAACCAACAGGCACCTACCATACCCCCCATCTCATAACCAAAACGTTTTTATCGTTGTATACTTCCGTAACACTGTCTTTAATTACTACACGACGTCCGGAAGTTGCCGACTGAAACGTACCAATCGTCGCGGTAATTGCCGATAGCGATTCGACGTCCATTTTCTCTGCGGTCACGGCCTTAGATTGAATCATGTCCTTTGTGATGACGTTATCGCCGATTTTGGTCGTGCCATCGATGTTGATGAGACTGCCCTTGATGTAGAAGCCGGTATGGTCCTGCTGGAGGTAGCTCGTCATGTCGCCCTGCGAGATTTTCGTAGCGATGCTGTCAGCCATTTGCGCAATGGCCGAATATGTCTTCGCTTTTGTCGCATCGTTAAGGTTCGTGACGACGGATGTGACCGCCGACGACGTCTGTGTAATCTGTGACGTCAGCGATGCGTTCGTCTCGTTCTGAGCGGCATTGATTTTGTCCTGCGCCGCTTTATTCGACGACACCGTGGAGGAGATGCTGTCCGACTGCTGTTTCAGCGCTGAGATGGCCTTGTAGCCGGTTTTACTGGCATCTGTGTTGTTGAGGTTCGCGACGACGGTATTGATTCCCGAAGTGTTGGCCTCGATTTTTGTCAGCAGATTTTGGTTGGTCGTATCCTGCGCCGACTTGTTACTGTTGACGGTGACGGTAAGGCTGTCTGCCGTCTGCTGGAGCGTCGTAAAAGCGGTGTAGCCCGTTTGCCCCGGCGCTTTATTCAGGTTAGCCACGACCGTGCTGATGCCGGAGGCGTTCGTTTCGATTTTACTGAGCATCGTCGAGTTAGTGCCGTCCTGCGCCGTTTTATTGCTGGCGACGGTTGCAGAGATGCTGTCTGTCGTCGTCTTCAAGCTTGAGATGGACTTATAGCTGCTGTCGCCCGGCGATTTGTTGAGCTCATCGATGACGCCGTTGATGGCCGTTGTCGCTTCGGACCGTGCTTTATTGACGTCCTCCTGTGTGGATTGAATCAAACTCGGCAGCGTCGTCTGCGTATCCTGCACAGCCTTGTCAATGATGGCGTCGACCTTCTGCCGGGTCACTGCCTGATCGGCGAGAAGCGACGTATCGACGAGCTCTTTGACGGTGCATCGAGTGGTCGCCGAACGTTCACCTTCGCCGAAGTAATCAACATACGCGACACTAACATCATAAATACCCGCCGCGCAGGTGTAGGTCACGACGTTATTGACGGAATAGACGCAAAGGTCATTGATGTAGATGTTCATGCCAACACAATCATCCGGAAGTGCCACGGCGACGATACTCATACCACCCAGTTTATCTGTAACCGTAGGCGGAGACGGCGCTTTCGGCGCTGCCTTCGAGTAAATGACAGATGCAGCGGCGCTATACTTGCCGTCCGTGCCGCAGGCATAGACGTACACGTTACCGGTACGTTCCGTCAGTTTGACGTCGGCCTGGAGACTATTCGTGCGGAGTAAAAGCGCATCGTCTTTCGTCCCCGCGTGTAAATCCGTACGTACTTCGTAGTACGCGATATCTGCGTTCGTGACCGCGCTCCAAGAGACGGTACACCGGCTCTTGTTAAAAACAATAGACAGGTTGCTCGGTGTGTTCGGGATAGTCGTTCTTGGCGCGCAGAGCTGGTCGACGTGTGGCGCGTTGTCTGGCAGTACGTATTCTCCGAGCGCGTTGGCCGTGCAAATTGCAATACGATATGTATCACCGGATACACACTGCGGAATCATGAGTTTGTTGACGCCTTCGCCAGCGTAAATCCACGAGCTGTAATAGCCGAGCTCGTCGGCAGATACGCCGTCTTTGATAGTAAGATTTTCAATCGGTGCATGATTTGGCTTGTAATAAACACGCCCGGAAAGGCCACTCGGCCCCCAGGTTACGCGCAGATCATAGCAATCTGTCCCGTCGAGGAGTTTCCGGTATACAGGATTTACAACGATTTCCGTCGGCGTCGTCGCCGATTGAACGGCACCAGGAGCGACAGTAATCATCGTCCCCGACGACTTCTGGAACTGGTTGACTGTAAAGACTTTAACGTAGTACGTCGTATCGACGTTGACTTCAACTTCAAAGTACTTGCTGATGGCCGTCCCGAGAGATACAAAGTTCTTGTTGTCCGTCGAAACAAATACGGAGAAGTACTGATATACCCGGTCCGCAGGATATTGCCAGGAAAGATACATCTTCGAGTGTACCTGACCGGCGCTGTCCTTCCAGAGCGACTGCCGACCTACGAGATTGGTTACGTTCTGGACAGTGCTGACGTCGGATTCGCTGTTGTTCGGTGTCGGGATTGTATAGTTTTCAAGGAAGCAGTTTTCGTTATACTCAAGCGCTTCGATTTCGCGGACAAGGTCTTCGGTACGGCTGATAGACCGCACGACGAATTTCTTCGTTCCTTTGCTGACTTCGGCAATATCAAAGATGTCACCCGCAGCGGGAGCTGTCGCCGGCGTACTGGCAAGAACAACTGTCGTTGTCGAGTCGCCGACCGCAATCGACTTACAGCCGACTTCATAGCGCGTATCATCGGCAGAGGACCGATAGGCAAACGTATAGGTCTTCGTACTGTCATAGGACTTCATGACCTCGTTGACGACGACCGTTGTGCCGTTTACGGAGGCGATACGGCCGCTGGTCTGCCACATCGGCACATCGTGCGCGACGTAGATGACGTCCCCGACTGTACAGGCTATGGCGTCAATAGACGCCTGGAAAGAGACGGTCCGGACCATGTAGGCGTTACAGTAGAGCTGGAATTTCGCTTCCCGGTACGCCTGTTCGTAATCAGTAATGCCGTCATACGTCAGCTGACTTGTGGTATCATATTCGTCGGTATCAAATGTGGGTCCAAAGACTTTGACTGTATCCCGTTCGTAGTCTTTCTGGGCATTTGTGAAGGTCAGCTCAACGGCATTGGCACGGTCTGACGTCTGGAGGAATGTTTCCGAGAAAGTGCCGGAGATGATATTCCCCATACCAAACATTTGGACCGCTTCCTTTGGCCCATCCCAGACGCAACCGTATTTTGTGCCGAAAAGCTCGACAATGCCGCGGCCGACCGGGGCGATGTAACGGTTTACGACGTCCAGCATTTCACCAGACGTGTTGATTTCGATATTGATTTTGAGGTTGAACTGGTCGCAGTATGCAGCCCATTCCGAAAACTGGTTGTACATCATCAACGACGCGTCGGCGCCGTGGTGGACGAAGACGGTGCTGCCGTTACGGGCGTCGGTAATCTTGTTGGCCCGATGTACCATATCATAAGCCGCCCAGGCAGGATTCGTCGCCGCCTTTTCTTCATAGGCGTTGGTATTCGGGTTCCAGACGTAGACAGTCGAACGCTGTTTCATGAATTTCAGGGTTGGCGACCCAGACAGCTGGTCCGTCGCCATCGCCCGGATGCCGATAAGAGCCATACCGGGATAACTAAAATCGTCGTAAACGATGCCGCTGACACCAGTCCACCAGATGCGGGTACAGGCACGAGTCGAGGTGGTCGGATAGCCGCGGGAAACGACTTTAACGCGGACGTAGTACTGACCCGCTTCAAGATTATCGACACGGTACTGTTTCCGGATAGCCGAAGACTTACTGCCGGTAATCTTCGCATTTGTCGCAAGCTCTTTCCAATCTCCGGTACCTTCTTTGGCATACTGCGCCTCAATAGTGACATACGTTTCGTCGAGACCGCCTTTATCGTTCGCGTAGTACAAGCCGTTCGAGCACTCCACGTAGATGATGAGGCCCTGGGTCGCAGATCCCGTGACAAGGTCGGTACGCCATTCATTGTCGAGGATTTCGTAACTAAGCGTCTTCGTGCTGATGGTGTCATTAAAGTTCGGGATGATGTCCTGGACGTTGAGGCCTTCTCGCGTATCCAGTTTGACGTCCTTATAGTTTTCAATCGGGTTGTCATTCAGCTGCACGTCATAGATTTTCAAAGGGCCGTAGCCGGCGCAGACGAGCCAATTGAGATACTGCTTATCCGAGTCGCTGTTAATGTACTTCCCGATGGTCTGACCGCCGCTGCGGACCGTGCCATAGGTAATTGGAATCGGGTTGTTCTGGCCGTTCGTGGTCGTAATCCCTGTCCAAGAGTAGGTCGGGTTTTCAGACGTATCCTTAAAGCCGCTGGTGTTCGCGGTACCGAACGCACGCTGAATAAGCGAACCGCCGATAAACATGACGGCTGCAGCGGCGAGATACCCGCCAATCGCGGCAAAACCCGTAGCACTTGCCAGGGCGGCACCGCTGAAACTACCGGCGGCAACAAGACCACCGACGCTCATGGCGGTAACGGACAGAGCGACGGTCGCGATGATCAGCAGCGGATTCTTGCCATGCCCTTTACCGACGACCGGCGAAAAGACGATAAAGTCTTTATCCTGTACCGCCTGGGTGCCGTTGATGGTGTAACTGTTGCGGGAAATCACCATATCCGGCAGCGTCAGGTCCTTTGTACACTGCTGCACATAGTAGCTGACATCTTTCCCTTTTACGTAAGGCAGCGTGCGTACTTCTCTGTTCTTTTGTGGTTCAAATGGGTTTTTTACGAAAACGACGGTAATCATTTCTTGCCCCCTACGTACTCATAAAAGCCTTCAATAACGCCACGCCAGGCAGGTGAGTCGATGCGGCTGATACAGACGCCTATTTTGGCCCGTGTGTGGATGAATTTGCCGTTTCCAAGGTACACGCCCGTATGATTCACAATGCCGGGAGGCGTACCCATGCGTAGCGCCACTAAGCACGGGACCGGAAGCGGCGCTGTTACCCGTCTCCAGGCAGAAGAACCGGCTTCCCGCTGCACGATACGGTTTATCTTATCTTCGTCATCCCAGTCGGCCGTAAACTCCGGAAGTTCGATGCCAAAGCGCCGATACACTTCCATGACAAGGCCGTAACAGTCAAAACCGACATTACGGTCGCGGCCGTGGTTAATGAAAGGGATGCCGATAAGGTCTTCGTAGTCAATCATACGTAAATACCTCCCTGGTCAACACCCGGGAAACCGCCGAAGCGCTTACTGCATCCGCGAGCGCGGCAGTCTGAGAGTGTCCGGTTGCATGATGTATACGCGGTACCGGTGTAGCCGCACTCAGGCCCTGCGAACTCTTTGTAGCGGCAGCTGTTCTTGACGTACTTCCCTTCCGGACGGCGGGAATGCGGATTGTAGGACGTGCCGACCGTTGCCGTTACCCAATGTTCCGTTACCGTGAGCTTCGTGATGCGGTAATGCTCTTCGACTTCCGCTGTCGTTTCCGTCAGGGCCTTCGTGTTGACGATGTAAAAGACGACTTCCCCGTTATTGGCCCCGTTTGACGCTTCGACATAGTATGTCAGCGCCTGGCTGGTGTTGTCGATACGGATTTCAAATGACGGGATGCTTCCGCTCTTATCCTCAGAGACTTTCCCAAGTTCAAAAGGAAACGCCTGCCAGGTGTGGCCGTTCCAGCTGATATCCTCAGTGTTCCGGCACACCCGGATAGGATCTACATCCTTCATTGGAAGGTTCAGCTCTAAGAGAAGGACAAAAACGCCATCTGTGTCGAGCTTATTCTTTTCTGACTTTGCAATCGCCGATAATGACAGCATCCTATCACCCCTAATCTTCCCGAATCGTTACACTGCCGCTCATCATGTTCACGGCAACCGTTTCAAACGCCTCTTTTTCAACGAAGCGGCAAGTATACGTCTTCTCATCAATCGGGGATTTGAAAATAAAAGGTTTCGCCGAAAAATAGGTCTTATTCTGCAAAAAGTCCATCAGCGTGTTGTACTCTTTGTAAGGAAGACTATCCCACTTTAGCACCCACGTTTTCCGTGACTTCGTAAATTTCCGTCTGGCCTGCGTCGTACCGTCTTCAAAGGTAGAGCGGAGGGACGTATCCTCTACGTCCTCCGTCGTACCGTAAGCCGGTGCTGTAATGCTTGGCCAGGTAAGCGTATCTGCCATTTATCCCAGCGCTCCTTTCAGCATCGTACGACTTCCCATATAGTCCGTGGCGACGGCTTCCAGCATCGTCGTGACGATGAGCTTTTTGCCGTCAATCTGCGCGTTTGCCTGCGTCGACTTCACCGGCTGGCCGGACTGATTGACGATACGGACTTCGACGTTTTCGATGCCGCTGCCGGTCGACTCATTATTATTGCCGAGAATTTCCGCCGTTTCGCGGGCGTTATGAACGTAACCATTGCCGCTCATTTCGACGAGCTCCTTGCCCTCTTCGCCAGCAATAAAGTACCCCGGCGAAACGACGCCGCCGCTGGCAAAGCCCGTAAGCGAGTGATGATACGAATAAGCGCTGGCAAGGCCGGTGCCGCCGACGTTCAGCGAGCCAAGAAGACTGCCTGTGGTGCCGCTAATGAGGTCCGTCGACATCGCACCGGTACCAAAGCCGAAGGCTTTCATGACCGTGTTCATGATGAGGCCCTGCATGATGATCTTCATCATCGTGTTCAAGATGGTGTTGGCCACCGAGACGTACATGTCGCGCATCCGTTCCGCGAAAGATTCGTTTTTCGTCAACATATTATCGAACGTACCTTCGATAGTATCCGTAATCGAGCTCCAGCCACTGGCCATGGCCGAGCCGATATCCTGCGTGTACTCCTTCATGCTCTGACCGAGCTTGACGAGACCGCCGCCCCAATCAGTTTTCGCTTCTAGGTCACGCAGCTCTTTGATGTTGTTGGCCAGCTCCTGTTCCAGCTTAATGCGCTGCTCGTTGGTAAGCTTTGCTTCCTGGAGCTGCTTTTGCTGGTAATCGACAAAGCTTTCAAGCTCTGCCTGCTGATCTTTATTGATGTTGACGGTAAATTCGTCCTGCAAGTACTCAAGGCCCTTGTAGTGCGTCAGACGTTCGTCGTGTTCCGTCTTCATCAAATCCCGCAAGCTGGCCAGTTCTTCGAGCTTTGCCTTCTGCATCATGACCGACGTGTACTGACTAGCGAGCGACCGGGAGCCGGTCTGCTTATAGATATCCGTTTCCTTATCGGACAGTTCGTCATAGCTCTTTAAATACTTCCGCTTAATTGCCCAGGCACGGTCATCCCCATCATCGGCAATTCCCGCTTCATCGGCGGTAATGCCCATTTCCCACTGGACTTTCGCGTATCTGCCCGCTTCATCCTTACGGATTTTCGCGATTTTCAGTTTTTGGTACTCGCTGAGCTTTTTGTAAGCATCCGGCAGGAACGGCGACTTATAAATCGTACTGCCGACCGATGCCGTCGACGTCGGTGCAAGGTTTGTTCCGTCGCCGCCGATGGAATCATAAATCGCACGTACGCCGGCTACATATTCATCTGTGCCTTCGCCGTAGTGCTTAACGGTAGCCCAAATATCACCATTATTTTCACGGAGTTTACCCATGAACATGTCAATCGCGGCGATGGTGTTCTGCCGAACACTGCTGGCATAGTCATCGGGGATTGCGTGACGTTCGCCGTCTTCCCCGAGATAATCCTGGCCCGGGATAATCTGGAAAGGACCAGCGGCACCAGACGACGGATTATAGTTGTTCGAACCGATGGTGGCGACGTTATGTTGGTCGCCGGACTCATAGGTACCAAGAGCGAGAAGAAGTTTCAGGTACGGAAAATTCATTTCCTGCGCGACTTCTTCGATGGTTTGAATGACATCGGTCTGTGGGATAGTAACCGAATCCTGTGTGATAGTTGGCTGTACCGGCGCGGCCGGCTGTGCCGTCTGCTGCGGCGCAAAGCCGCCGGGAATTGCGTCCCCGTGGTCGCTGAAATGGACGTTATAGGAGCCGTAATACTCGCCGTTCGGCCCGTATTGCGTTTCATATTCGTCGAGCGGTACCAAGCCGATTTGACGGCCGTACGCTTCGAGTTGGTGGCGCAAGTCCGGATTATTTTCAAGATTGTCATCCGAAAGGTCAAAAGCTTGGCCGCTGTCGTGCCACGAATTACCGTTGCCGTAGCGGTGCATACTAGTGACCGTCGGCTGTTCACCGGTCAGTTCATAATACTTTTCTGCAAGCAGGTGGAGCTTTTGTGCTGTCAGCGTCGTAATCGCATCATCACCGGAAAGAAGTTGTTCTTTCCAGTTCTTTTCGATGCTAAAGGTACCGTCCGTCGTCGTGGCAGCCCCTGCTTTTGGCGTAAAGGTTTTCAGCGTGACGATAGAGGATGCGAGTTCTTTATTCGTCTGCTGAATTTCACGGTGAAGCTTTTCAAACTCGACTTCGGCCTGAGTACCCGTCATTTCGAGCATCTTTTCGTTCAGGTTCGAGATGATGTTTTCGACGCGCTCGTTGGCCTGGGCAATCTTCCGGGAGTTTTCCTGGATGATCTGCGCGTATTCCTTATTGGCGTTCGCCTGGTCACGCGCCGCCTGGGCGGCCTCACGCTGAGCTTTCGCCGCATCCTGCGTCGCCTTCGTCGCTCCGCTGGCTGCAGAACCACCACCGCCTCCGACACCACCTTCACCGCCACCTGCGTATTTCCCGGTAACACCAGCGAAGAGGTCCGGCCGCTTCTTCTGGAGATTGGCCATGATCTGCTGCTGTTTTTCCATGTCGGCGGCCATCTTGGCTTCTTCTTCTTCCCGCTGCTGCTGTTCGAGCTCCTTCTGGTGCTCTTCATTCATCTTGCGGACTTCTTCAACATCGTTCGGGTCTTCTTCGCCCCAATCGGCGCCGACACCGGTCCAGTCCATAACGGTCGGGGCACCGGAGTCGCGGCGCGTGACTTTACCGTTGCGGTCAACAACCCAGGTAGCACCCTTATACCAATAGCTGTGGTTTTCTTCCCAGTCACGTTCTGCACTGGCGTACTCATACAGCTTGTATAAGGCCATCCCGATAGCGGCGGCAACGCCGAGCCAGCCGCCAACAAGGCCCCAGGCAAGGCTTGTCAGGTTCTTAATAGCGGAGCCTGCAACGGCGCCCATACGGACGACTTTTTCACCGTTGGCCGCGGCGGCGGCACCAGTGGCTGCTGTTGCGACGTTGGTTTCTACCGTACGGGCTCTCAATGCAGTCTGCGCTTCACTGGCCATAGCTGCGCCTTCGACGCCCTGGGTGCCAGCGGTAAGGCTCGTTTCACCCTGGAGTTCATTGGCAAGCGTTGTCGAGACAATTTGTTCGGCAAGGTCCGCTTCCCCGGCTCGCACGAGGTCGATGGCGGCGTTAGCTCTCGCGGCCATAATTTCGGCAGCGGAACCCTGACCTTCGAGGGCAGTCGTCGTTTCAAGGATTTGTGCGGCGAGGTCCATTTCACCGGCCTGCATCGCGGCCAGGGCACCTTCAAACGATGTCCGGGCAATCGTCATCGCAGAGGCGCGTTCTGCTTCCAGCGCGATATTCTGACGAATCTGGTTGCCGAGGGCAGCCTCAAGCTCTACCTGACGAGCGATAGCGGCAGTTTCCGCGTTATTCGACACACCTGCCGACGCGCTGGCCAGAGCAGACATACTGCTCTGCGCTTTCGAGAGAGCCGCTCTGCGCTGTGCCGCCGTCTGTGCTTCGATAGCTTCGTTTTCAGCAACGATCTGCGTCCGGGCCGCTTCGGCCGCTCTGCCGAGAGTCGTCTGGGCGGTTGCAGCGCCGGTAATCGCATTCCGGAAATCGGTAATGTAGTAGCTAAGCTTGCGCCCGACCCAGAGCGTCAAAAGCGTTTCCGTAAGTGCTGCCGTATGCTGCGCCGCGACTTCAATGAGTGACACCGCCGCAGACAGTGCCGGCGAAAGAATAGTCGAGATGTCACGACCGACCTCAACGATACCGCTGCCGAAGTGTTCCACGACAATCGTGGCGTTCTGAAGCGCTTCAATGGCGTCGCCATTGATACCGACGACTTCCCCTTTACCGACATCGACGCGGACAAGCTTATCGGCGATAGTGCTCAGTTCCTGCGTGGCGCTTTCGAGCGCCGGCGTCAGCGCGGTGCCAGTGATACGGGAAATGGCTTCTTTAAAGTGATTCCAGCGGCCTTCCAGTGTATCAAGATAGTGGCCGTTCGCTTCAATTTCGCCGCGAAGACGTTCATTCAGGAAATTAAAAAGTCCGTCAGCAGAAGACTTAGCTTGATTGATGTCTTCGCTAGTAAGACCTAACTGCTGGCCTAAGATAGTACGCTCAACGTTCTTACCGTTGATGACGTCACGGATATCGCGCGAGAGGTTATCTCCGCTGATACCCATAGCTTTACCGGCTGTCGTCAAAGCGCCGGCCAATTTTAGCGTCTGCTCGATAGTCATGTTGGCGTTTAACGCCGACGGGAGCATCGCACGGAAGACTTCACTGATTTCCTTCGTGCTGGCCCCTGTGACTAAGGCCTGGTCCGACAATTCCTGCATGAGGGCACGAGACATCGTGAGCGCCTGATTCCACTCGATGTTTTTCCCGTTAATCTGAGCCATGGACATCAGGGTACCCGACATGCTGATAGCCCCGGTCTGCATCGTCGTGTAAAACTCGACGGCCGAGTCGACAGCGGAGTGCATCGCGTCAGCGATACCGTTAACGCCGGCGATGGCCGACGCATACGCGGCGGTATTCCGGATAACACTTTGCATCGACAACATGCTGTTGCCGAACGCTTCTACCTGTTTCCGGGTTGTTTCCGCTTCACGGGCGACGTTTTGAAACGCGGTCGTAGCGTCGTCTTTCCCTACAATTCTGATTTGTACATCAGTGTTCGCCATTTCTCATCATCTCCCTCATGCGGTTTAACTCAAAGCGTTCCAGCTTCTGGATCTTCACAAAATCTCCTGGCGATGGGTCGATATCAAGCATATCTGCCGCCACTTTCACAGCACTGTAATCGAGGCCCATCGGCATCGGTACACTGCCGCCCATGCCGCCTACGCTGCCGTAGCGCCACTGTGTGTAGACATGAGCCCATAACGTATAAGCGACGACGTTGAGAGGCGACAGCTCGGGCATCCGATAGTCGCACGACTCGCAGTCGTCGTCTTTCTTCAGATCTTTACACGTCTGGCAGTACTCAGCTTTATTGACTGCCCAGCCCCAGACGTCAATCAGTTTTTTTCGCTGAATTCATCCGAATACGTTGCGTTATAAACCGCTTCCCCGAAGAAAAAGCAGATGTTATTCGGAAGTTCATCGAAGTCAAAGTCCGGATACACGTTGTCGAGGATCCAGTCATAGCATTTTTCCTGCATCCCGATAGCGGTTTCCTTCGTCTGAAAGACCGTTTTCAAATAGTTCAATTTCTGTTTATCCAATTCCCGGCGCTGTTTTCGCGTCAGGCAGCGGATTTCCGGAAGCTTGCCTTCTTTGACCATCTTCATGATGTCCGCTACGATGCGGTCATGGCGAGCCTGCGCTTCCTTCTGGATTTCTTCTTTGGTCATTACTTTCTTATCTGCCATCTACATCAGTCTCCTTAGTACGAAGCCACATCGTTGATAAGTGTGACCGTGATGATGCTGTTTCCCTTGTCATCCGCATAATAACCGCGATAGTTAAGCGTCTGCGTAATACCTTTCGGACCGCTGATGCTCGGTGTAGCACGTTCGAGAATGACTTCCGGGATTGTGAACGTCAGACTGAAATCATCACGAGTAAAAGCAAGTTCCAGGGAGGTTTCCGTGCTGGCCATCGCTTTTTTCAGCTGTGCATCATCTTCAAAAAGCGTTTCGATATTCCCTGTGATTTCGCACTGACCTTCATTGATGGACGGACGGATACTGGAACCGTTGAGGCAGTACGTGTCGCCGTCCAAGTTGTTGTTGATATCCAACTGCATTTTACGGCAGGTAGCAAGCGCAGTACCGCCCTCTTTGACGGAGGCATTGACGTTATTAAAGCGCGTCAAGTTCAGCGTTGTAGGTGCGGATGCGGCCGTTTTCGTGGCTTCCACTTCATTGCTGGCCATCGTATCTACCGTATAAGTCGTTTCGTTGTTGCCGACCTGGGCCGTCAGCGAGAATTTATTGAATTTCGTACCGACGTACTGGAAGAAAAGGCCAATATCCGGAAAACCTTTTTCGACGGTAAGCGACGGGATTTCATCGCCGACCTTAAAGACGTGCTGATACGTACCTTCTTTCGTGCCAGCCGTTGTTGTCGGAGCGCCGAAGAGGCCTTTTAAGATGTTGCCGATGTTACGGACGTCAAGCGGCAGCTCCAGCTGACCAGATGCATCCATTTCACCGATGCCCGGCTCCGTCATATCGCGGCGGCCAGTAATCGTATTTGTGGTGATGAGGTTCTGCTTGCTAGTCAGTGCGTTTTTATTAATCGGCTGACGGTACCAGGTACCTGTAGACGGCATCGTACCATACGTTGTTTCAAAGATGAGGTTCGTTACGGACTTCATCCCTTTAGCCTGTTTTGCCATTTTGTAACCTCCTAATAAGTTAATGTTTCACCCATCGAGGGCGTAATTTCAGTGATACAAACCATCGTCCCCATAAACTGAGGATAGGTGGCGGATGGTGTAACGTCATAATCGACACGGGAAATCGGCCAGTCTCTGTCGGACGCAAATGTCTGCAAGGTTTCATAGATGAGCTGGCCTAATTCGTCGCACTCGACAGCCCCTGTCAGCTGGATTTCTTTAGCGTCCGGATAGTAAGCGTTCTGCACGACTTTACCATCAACAGTGAGGTTGTTGTTCTTCACGACCCAGCCGACACCTATTGTATAGGACAGTGTACTCTGGTCTGCTCCTTCGATTTTCGAGCCGTTCATGACGACGATATACGGGCAATAATCTCCGTCTGGAGCTTCCCGAGGATTACCGCCGTTGATGAGGACCGGTGCCTTACCGTAATGATCTTTGCAGTACTGCTGGATGCTGTCGCTGTCTTTCAGGGCCTTCATCCAGGCGTCGGTTATCGTCTGCAAAGGCAATGTGTATTCCATGACAGCCTCCTATTTAAAGACACGATAAACTCGGCCGGAGGATGCGGCCGAACGAGCGCCGTTACCGTTAAGGTACGACAGGATTTTCTGCTGCATCGTTGCCGATGCGATTTCATGGACGCGCGGCACCATCGGTGCCATAGTCTGACGAGACCTTGTGTCCAGCATCAGCTTATTCTTTGACGGGTGCATCCCGGCAGCGAAAAACGCTTTTCGCATCCGTTCCGTCATCGGCGTCTCATACCCTTCTTGCTGCTTACCGCCTAAGCGCGCAGCGGACTGACTGAGCCAGCCAACCGTAACAACGCCAGCGTCAGCCTGGCTCTTATCGTATCCGACCGCCTGCCGCAGTTTACCCATAATAGGATAACTGCTCTTATTTGAGCCGTTTAGAGCGCGTTCCAGCTTAGCATAATGCCAATCGTCCAGCACGTGCTTAGCGTAAGCCTGGCCGCCAGGAGCCTGAGACCGGATACCCTCTTTAATGGCTTTCTGGGACTGATATGCCGCAGATTTCAGCGCCGAAGACACCCATTTCGGATGATTCTCGGCAACATATTTCAAAAACGGCGTCGCCATATCGTCATATTCAATCCGGATATCCAAGGTCATCACCCCCACATATTTCCGTAGTCAATTGCCGATTCGTGCATCAGGAACCGCAGACGCCAGACAGCGCCAGGATTATGCTGCTCGATGCTCATAAACGTATACGTTGTACCGTGATATACGATTTCATCACCCGCGTGCGGATCCGTGACGCCTTTTTCCGCATCGTCAAGGACGGTAAAGGACGCATCGCCGTAACTGCGGCTTTTGTCATGCGCGTTACGGGATGTATCGTTCGTACCGATTTCAGCGATAACCTGTATATTCAGCTGCCTGCCTTGCGTCTTATACACGGCCGCTTCACTGACATCATCGAATAAATCACCGATATCGTCCTTCATCCAATCTTCAAGGCTCATTACTTACGACGGCCGACCGTCGCTTTCGGGTCGACCGGAGGCAGGCCCTTTTTCGCAGCGGTAGCATGTTTTGCACCGCCTGCTTCCACTTCCGTGTCAAGGCGGACAACGTCGCCGTCTGCTACCGTGTCAAGGCGGACAACGTCGCCGTCTGCTACGCGAAGAATTTCTTCGCCTTCCGCAGCCGATACGCCTTTGACGAGTGTGCCTGGACCGTAATCCGTGCCGTTATAGCGAAGTGTAAATTTTTTAACGAGTAAATCCATAATGTCCTCCCAAAAAGGAAATGGCATCGCGATTCACGACACCCTCACTGTACTTAGTATGCTTTCAGCGTGTACCAGTCGTCGACGCAGTCCGGTTTCACGACGCAGCGAGTAGCGAGACGGATTTTCTTCGTGTCGCTGTTGACGTCGTCCCAGACCTTCGGTACATAAGCGCCTTCATAGGTGTGGAAAGCCCCGTCCGTTTCGAGCTGTGTAACAGCACCAAAGAGCTGAGAACCGATGTTTTTACGGGCCATGATAACGTAACCATCCGGAATGTACTTCTGGAGTTTACCGGATTCATCTTCATACACGCCGTCATATGCGTATACCTGGAGGCCATTCATATCGAGAAAAGCGCCGACGTTCGTGACCGCTTCGCTTTCGATGCGCGGTGCAAACGTTGCGACTTTCAGCTGATCAGACGGACGAAGCAGGTATTTCAGGAGATCTTCGTTTTTCAGCATGTAGCTGATAGTCTTAGACGTCGTGATAAGGACAGAAGGCGCATAGCCGCTGTCGGTTGCTACGGTTTCATACATGTCTTTCAGGCAGCCGTAAATATCTGCGGCCGTGTTGCTCCACATATCGGTACCGGACAGCGTCTTTTTGTGCGTGAATTCGCCAAAAGAAACGTTGTCGATGATGCTGGTAGCGCCGTCGGCAGTCGTGCCGGAAACGGTAAAGCCCGCGTTCAGCATGGTCTGCACGGCCATCCATTCGATACGACGTACGTTCATATCCATCAATTCGGAAATATCGCGTGCGGCCAGTTCCTGTTCACGGTCTGCCGGAGTACGGGACGAGATGACGGATTCGCCAAAACCGCGTTTTTCGATATCGCCAATCGTGGTGACACGGGCCGGCGCCATCATCGGCGGAGTGTACTGTTTCGTAATAAAGCCGTCACGAGCGACATTAGCGGCGCCGCCATTACGAGATACGAACGGAGCCATCTTACGAGAGCCTTTCCGGTAATCCATCAAGACGGATTCGCTGGCAAATGTCTGTTCACTGCCAAAGAACGTATCGCGAAAAAGCGTAGTCGGGCGATACATACGGTCAATAGCCTGGAGAAGCTCAAAGGTATTGGTGTAGTCGAGTGCCATTTTCTATAACCTCCTAGTGATTTGCAGTAAGGTAAATGTTGTGGAGGACAAGGTTGTCTTCCTGTTTTGCGCGAGTATCGGAGCTGCCAAAGATAAGTTTGTCGGCGTTGAACATACCGGCGACATAAGCTTCGGTGACGACGTCATCTTCGCCGGAAGCGTCGACGTCATTAATCAAAATAGCACAGCCGGTCTGCGAACCGTCTGTCTTAGAGCTGTCTGCCGTGGTGTATTTGCCGCTGGCCGATACTTTGCCGAGGACTGTACCGCGCTTAAGAGCACCAGCACCGGCAACAATGGTTACACCTGCCGTCAGAAGATGAGGATAGGTGCCGCCGATAAGGCCGTCAAAATTCTGCGAGCTTACGTTCTGTACCAATTCAGCCATTATTTTCTACCTCCTACCTGAGCATTAAGCTTGTCAAGAAACGCTTTGCGTTCTGCCTCGTCCTGGGCGCCGTTATCGGTGACCGCGCCGCTTTTTACATCATTGACGCCGCTGTTGACGTTGTCGTCAATGAGATTCTGCATAAACTGCTGGCCGGCATTAACAGGATCCTTAGCGGGGATTGCTTCTTTCGCCGTATCGACGAAGAACTGAATGTCTTCCGCCGTCTGGCCAACTTCTTTGGCGTGCATTACGATTTTATGCACCTGTTCAGAGCCGTCGTCCAGGGCATCGAGGGCGCTCATGCGAGCACGTTCGCCAGCGATGGCTGCGTTACGGATTTCTGCTACCTGATCGCCGTGATTCGCTTCCAAATCGGCGACTGTTACTTTCTTATCGTCCATTTTCGTATCTCCTTTGTTGTATTTTACTAAAATACGTTTCATTTCACTTACGTCGTTTACCGCAAAGTTCACAAAGCGCTGATGATTGAAGTCAACGCAGTGCGGTGCGCTGTTTTGTACGTCGGTATAGAGCATACCCGTCGCAAAACCTTTATCGATGGCCGTCTGTACGCTCATGTACGTTTCTGCGTCCATCAGGTCCGACAGCTCTTTACGGTCTTTACCGGTACTGAGTTCATAAGCGTTCAAAATAGAGTTTTTGATTTCGTCAAGAACGTCGGCGGTGTGCCGCAGGTCCGAGGCATAGCCACTAACGCCGGTAAGCGGATTATGGACCATAAAAACGCATCCCGGAGCCAGCTTGCGTTCCTCGCCGGCCATAAAAATAACGGTTGCAGCACTCATGACTTTCGTATCGCCGACGGTTGTGACGTGACCACCGTTCGCGCGGTGTTCCATCAGCGCGTTATAGATGCCGGTACCGGCATAAACGCTGCCGCCGTAGCTGTCGATGGTGACCGTCAGGTTCTTACCCTCATAGTCAGCCAACTCCTGGCGGAACGCATTCGGCGACGCACACGGCAGGTCGAGCCATTCATACAGCCAGGCCTGTTCATCGTCGACGATGTCGCCGCTGATGCGGAGCGCTACGTTATCCGGCTCGGTTTCGCTCGACGCAAAATTCCAGAATTTCACTGTTCATTTCCTCCTTCTGCCGGATTCGCCGGCCCTGTATTCGGTGCGGCGGGACCTGTATCCGCTGCCGTCTGTCCGTTGCCATTAATCGACGGATACGTCGGCAGTTTGTGCGCCGACAAGCGGCTGTTTTCAATCGCCAGACGCTCAATATTTTCATCCCAGCTGGCCCCCGTCATTTCAGCCGCTTCTTTTTCACGGGTGCTGAGTCCAAAGAGGATACGAAGCTGTGCGCTCTGCGCTTCTTTGACCGGGTCGAGGACACCCATGACCGGGCCGAACCATTCCGAATTACACCACGCGGCGCGCTTAACGGGATCGCTGAAAAAGCCCGGCGCCTGAACGCGGCCGCGGACAATCGCTTCCGTCAGCCATGCCTCATAGACAGGCTGGCAAAAATCGCGGGAGAACCACGTCCGCCGCATCTTGAACTCGCTCCAAGCCTGGAGCAGTGCGGCACGGCTTGCGGTGTAGCTGGAATTGAAGCTCTTCATTAAGACTTCGTACGGAATGCCCAGGGACGCGCCGATTTGCTTCGTCAGCTCTTTCACGAAGGGCTCGAAGGTCGACAGCGACCGTTGTGGATCCACAGCGGCGACGTCATAGCCCTGCGGCAGCATATTGACCGTCCCTGGACCAATGGCGATACTGTTTGGGTCCAGCGCCGGCAGGTGCTTATTCGTACCGTTCATCAAATCCGAAATCGGAACGTCGCTCGACTCGTGGTCCGCCGTTTCCTTGATAAACATGGTGAAGTAGGCCTTGATGATGGCCGCTGTCAATTCGGCATTCGTGTAGCGCCCGGTCTGCTTAATCGTTTCGATGACCGGGGCAAGTTTCGGTACACCGCGATACTGTTCAGCACGCTCATCGTGGCAAATCTGAAGGATATTGGGCATCCCCGACAGTTTGCCGCGTGCTTCGACGCGCGCCCAGGTCTGCAACTTATACATGTTGGCCGGGTCGTAATTGTAACGGTTCGACACGTAGTAGGCAACGACCTTGCCGTCATCATCGATTTCGACACCGTTGATGATGCGGTTCCCGTTATCATTGTTATGCATCACGATAGAGCCGGGAAGCGTAATACCGTCGGTACTAATTGCCCACGGGTTGCTCACCCTGGCTGCTTCTACCAGCTGGATGCGAAGGGAATATGGCATCAGCGGCCCAGAGGGCCGATACTTGAACAGTGCGAAGGCATCGCCATCTATGGCATAATCCATATAGGCGATATCCTGCATGTCGTAAAAATTATTACGGCCGAAGATATCACACTCTGTACTGGAGGCCCACAGGTCAAACTCGGCTTTTACGTTACGGCTCCATTCTTCCGCCTGCTCGGCGCTGAGGCCGAGAAGTCGATAGTTTGGCCTGGGTGCCACCTTAAGGCCGGCACCGACGATGTTGGTGCGGGAGGTGTTAATGGCCGCCGACGCAACCGGAGTGCCGAGAGCTAGGTCCGACGAGCGGCCCCGTAGAACGCCAAGATTTGCGTCGATATCGCTCTGCGGCGATGATTTACGAGGACTCCAGGCGGCGAGGCTGCCTTTGCGGAAAGAGGCACCGGCTTCCGAGTATCCGGAATTGCGTACGGCCTGCCGCGTGATATTTAGTTTCTTTTCCGTCGGCATCCGCGCCATTTTGCTGTGCTTACGTTTCTTCTTTCCCATTTCACACCTCTCAATCTAGTAGGACGAACCGTTTCGTTCGGGAGCCGGCCACGTTACCTGCGGTTCCCGCAGCCGTTTCTTCCGGGAGCGTCACACCGGATGCCCTCAGCTCGTCAATCGACTTGCGGATCTGCTGATAGTCAGCCCGACGGTTCTTAATCGTCCCGTTCTGCCACTCCTGGGCGGTGAGTACTTTCTTTTCCGCTTCCAGGAGCGACCGCAGGCGGGCCTGCTGTACCGTGTCGCTCATACGACCACTCCTTTCCGAATACAGCCATACTGTTTTCGTGTTACTTTATGGGGCGCCGCAACGGGTACCCCGTTAATTGCTTCTTCATAGGCATTCCAATCGGGCCGAATCGAGCGCATACAAGCCAGGTTGTAGACCTGAAGGTCAATCGGTTCATTACGGCCGTCCGGCGCGACGTTCTTCCACTTTTTGACGACGCGGCCGCGACTCTTTTCTAGGACTAGCTTTTCAGCTAAAAGACCACGGAAATAGCGCCTGTCATAGCCTCGTTCGTCGTCATCCGGAAAATGCATGTACTGCGGTCCCGCAGCGGTGACGTTTTTCAGCCGTTGGAGGATATACTCCTTGCCATCGTTGACGCCGAGGAGCGTCAGCAGGAGGCCTGGGAAGTTCGTAGCCTTTGCCGGCTTATAGAGAAGCGGCACCCCGAATTCGTGAGCGCCTCGAATGGCGAAACGCTGCAAATACTGACGGTCCTGACAGTATCGATAAACTTCTTCGGTGTAGTGACCGCCGCTATCGATGAAGGTCCGGGCCACTTTAAGCGTCCTGCCGTCGGCGAACGTCCATTCTCTTGCAAGAAGCCGGTCCAAATCGGCCCAGACGTTCGAGTTGGCATCCGGAACGCCAAGCAAGATGCCTTTTTCGATGCCCCAGCGCTCTTCTCCACGTCCCCATCCGGCTATTTCGTATTCCAGACGGTCATCCTGCGTATCGACGGCAGCCGTAAGGAGCAAAACACCGTCCGGGAGCTCGGCTTTATAGGTTTCACGCCGTGCCAGGAGCGGTTCCATGTCTTTGATGCCGCTGTCGGGATTGTAGATTTCCGCCAAACGCGTGTTCACGAAGGTTTTCATCGACTCTTCGTCGTCTTTGGCTTCGAGATACTCGCGGACGATGTCGTTCCAATGCACCCAAGGCGACGTAAAGGCGTTCACATGGAAGGATCGAACCGTTTTAACGCCTGGATTTAAACAAATGTACCCTTGCTTGAACGATTTGACCTGCGCTTCGTTGTATTTGAAGCCGCAGTCAGGGCAAATCCACCACACATCGTGGACTTCGTAACTCTTCTGACCGTCTTTTTCGTACTCATCGTACTCAAATTTCATGTCAGAGATAGTTACCCAGTGCCACTCACCGCAGTTTGGACACTGATAGCGCCATTCTTCCTGACTTCCCAGCATATACTCGCGCATGATGCGGCTGGTGACGTCGGTTGGCGTCGAAAACAGGCCGATAATGCGGTTCCAGAAGTTTGACGTACGCTTTTCAGCCAGGTTGACTGGGTCGCCCTCTGTGCCAGCTGACGGTGCAAAACGGTCCACTTCATCGCAAACTAGGACACGAATCGAGCGCTTCGCAAGGCCTGATGGGGCGTTAGAGCCGACAAGTGACAAATACCCGCCTGGAAAGAGCTTTTTCAGGATGGTATTGTCGCCATTCCGAGACTTTTGTTCGTGGATGCGGTCGGCCAGGACCGGCGTCATCGCGACCGTCGGCGTAAGACGTTCCTTCGAAAAGTCCTTTGAGTCTTCAACAGTCGGCTGGACCATCAACATCGGACAGGGGTCCAAATGGATGAAGCGGCCGAGGAGGTTGAAGAGGATTTCAGACTTCCCGAGCTGCGCACCCAGCATCGCCACGACTTTCGTGACGCCTTTCGCCGTGAAGGCGTCCATGATGGGGATCTGGTAGTTTTTCGATACCCATTTGCCTGGATCTGCGCCATATTCTGCCGGAATCTGACGGAATTCGTCAGCCCACTGGGATACCGTCATCAGCGGCGGCGGGGCGACTTCGGCGAGAATATTCTGCATGAGGTGTATCGTCTTCGGCGGAATGACTGGTTTAACCATCGTCGTCATCCCCGCTGTCGATATCCTCAAGTTTAGCCGCGTCGAATTCGGAGAGGTCCTTTAACGCTCGGTTGATTTCTTTTGTCAACATCTCATTGATGTCTTCCGGCGTTTTGCCGGCAAGGGAGGTTGCCATTTTGGAAGGCAGTGCCAAAAGCGTTCGGCGAAACACAACAACCATGTTGCCGACGAGATACGTGATGTCTGAGGTTTTATGCAGTTCATTTTTGAGCTCCCCTAACTTCAATTCAGCAATCTCACGTTTCGCTTTTTCGTGGAGGGCTTTTTCGTCGTCGTAGGAGACGCCTTTGCCACCGTCCACGTTCCCCGCCGATTGCCGGTGCCAGAACATCAGGCTCTGCACGAGCATGATTTTACCTTCGTCGTTGCAGACCAGCTCCTGATCACGGACCAGCTGGGAGACGCGCTGCGGCGTCAGCCCCAGGATTTTCGCGAACTCCCGCTGCGAGATAATCAAATCCCGCCAGCACTTCGTTACATTCACCCGCCACCACCTCCTGTAGTGGACATATTGAACGAATGTCCATTATTGAAAAGCAAATGTCCAAAAAAGTTTTTAACTAAAAAATCATCGGGGTGGCGCCGACCCCTGCGCGGTGCTTGTTTCACAGAAGAACCTAAAATTATTATGAAATAAACTTTTAATTTCTAATAATTTTAAACTCTCAAATAATTTATGTTTTACTAAAATTCTCTCGTGTCTCGTACTAGCGTACACGCTATTCTTGCTATCCCGGCATGAGAAAAGCCACTAGCGGCGGATGAGCTGTCTTGGCTGGTGGCTTTCCCTTATGCGGTTATACTTTTCTAAGAATAAGGAGGTGTAAACTTGACGAGTTTTCCATGTTTCCTGCGTACCTGATTCCCTTAGTTCTTACAGTTTATATTATATCACTTAGTCGCAGTCTCGTTCGGTCGCATTGACTCTCATTTGGTCGCATTGAGTCCCAACTTTTGGGCCTTGTCTTTTCGATATTTGACATAGCACGGCTCAAAAGCTCTGACCGCTTTATCTTTTTCGCGAAAAAGCTGGGACCTGCTGAGACACATCGCCGCCGCAATGTCATCGATGCCGGCGTCACGGACGTAGTACAGTGTCAGTAGCTGCCGCTGTTTCTCGTCGTCCATCAAAAGCAGCATTGTCTTTGCTTCTTCTCTCCGGTCAATGAGCCGGTCCCAGTCAGCGTCGACATCGCGGATCAGCTTATCAAGCCTGGCAATCTTATTCGAAAGGTCCGCCGGCTCTCCGCCGGATACCTTACTCTTACTGTAGTCAATTGCAGACAGTGAACAAATGTCTGCTTCAAGACGTGAGCGTTCTAGCTCTTTCATCTTCAGCAATACATTCAGCTCACGAACGCTGTTTAAATACGCTTCTGCATCCCCCATTACTTACCCTCCTTCGCGAGTCCTTCTTTGAGGACTTTCAAGATGTACTGATTCAACGTCAAATTATGATTGTTCGCAGCGTCGATAAGCTTTTTACGCATCCCTTCGGGAAGCGACACGGGAAGATGTTGTTTCAGTTGTTCTTCGGCTTGCGGAATCGGAATCTTACTGTCTTTCCCGAAAAGCTTTTCGTAGCGGTCTTCGTCGAAGTTGCAGCCGACGAAATGCGTGAGGTCCGTCAGCGTGATGGTGCCGGCCTGCATGCACGATGCGATGCCGCAGATCTTATCGTAAGCGCGCTGGAGACGAACGACGCCGAAGCCGAATTCATCATGAAGCGCCATCAGCGTACAGGTCATCCAGTAATCGACGGACCTGGCTAACGTTCTGTTAATCAGCTCTTTATCATGAAGCGTCGGCCGATGTGGTGCAATTATTGCACTTCTTGACTGTAACATGTAGCCGCTGCTGGGTTCATGGCTTAGTGGGATACGCGGCGCCCTGGCCGCGCGCTTCATCTTTCTTGCAAGGCTCAAATCAATCAGCTCCTTTTCTACTTACGGTCTTTTAATTCTGTCCACAGCTTACGATCCTGTAACTCCGTCCACAACTGGCTTACCTGGACGCCGTGGTTGTGCTGGTACTTACTCGAATGATATTCATCGGCGCCCGGGTCGATGTCGTGATAGTAGATTTGGCAAACCTCGACGTCCGGATAAATCACCAGCGGCTGCACCACAAAGATCTCCAGAGTCCAGTAGCCACAAAAGCCGACGTCACCAAAGCCTGCTGTGACGTGGATGATCATGCCGAGGCGACCGACGGAAGACCTGCCTTCAATCATCGGAACGAAGCCATGCGTTTCCGTGTATTCGTTCGTACGGCCAAGATACAATTTGTCTGGCCGAAGCAAATAGCCTTCTTTCGGAATGACAACCTTATGTGATGGTTCTTTTGTGGCCATGTCCAGTACTTGGTCGTCGTAGACTACCAGCTCGTTATGCAGCGTGAGGTTCACGCTGTTCGGATTGATATGCCTGTCCTCAAAAGGCGTAATTACGATACTGCCCTTTGCCATTTCCCGCTTGATGCGGTTGCCGCTCAGTAACATTAGTCATCCCTCTTTCTTTGTTGATAGATACAGCCAATAGTAAACGAGTCCGCGTCGGACTTTGCTTTCTTCGACTACCGCCACGGGAAGCGGTTGCGGCGCCGCTTCCGGGCTTCTTCGAATTCCTTCTTTTCTTCTTCTGTCATCTTGTGTGTCTTTACGACGCCCGGCGTGTAGTAGCCCGGAAAGTCCTTTGGTTTTGTTATGGGTCTCCTCCTTAGATAAGTCCGGCTTTCTTTTTTGCCATATAGATGCCGTAGTCGATACGGAGACGCCGCGCTTCACGGATAGCGTCATCAAGTTCGACGCGGTGATAATCAGTGTGCTCTTTTTCAAAGCGTGCACCGCGGGCTTTTCCTGCATCACAGCGACTGGCGCGGCGTTTGATAAGATTGCCGGACGGACTCAGCTTTACGCGGCAGGGCCGTTCCGGCAGTAGTTCTTTATGTCGTTTCATTGTAATTCCTCCACAGTCTTACGAATCGCAAGCAGCATGGCCTGCTGGCCAGCTTCCTTACGTTTCAGCGCTTGGGCGACGGCCTCATCGACGGTCCCTTTAGCAATCAGCTGATGGATGACGACGGTCTCCGTCTGGCCCTGTCGGCAAAGACGGGCGTTGGCCTGGAGATACTGTTCAAGACTCCAGGTGAGGCTGTACCAGACGATGATATGACCGCCCTGCTGGAGGTTCAGGCCATAGCCGGCACTGGCAGGATGCGCCAGCAGTACGGGGATTTCGCCGCGGTTCCAGGCCCGAAGGTCGTCTGAGGTCTTTAGCTCTCTTGCGCCCTTGATAGCTTTCTTGAGTCTTGCCAGTTCATGCTTATACTGGTAAAAGACCAGGACCGGATGCCCGGCGTTGTCCTCGATGATTTCAAGGAGCCGCTGGATCTTTGCGTCATGAATGACGATGGTGTTGCCATCGTCATCGTAGATAGCACCGCCGGAAAGCTGCAAGAGCTTATTCGAGAGTGCTGCCGCGTTCGGTGCGGTAATTTCTTCATCGCCCATCTTTAAAACCTGCTCTTTCGAAAATTTCTTATAAAGTGCCATTTCCGCCGGCGACAGCGGGATGCGAATCGGGTTGATGATCTTCGGCACGTTGACGGAACCCTTAAGCGACATACAGATGTCACTGATGCGCCGATAGATCTCTTGTTCGGCGTTCGGGCCAAGGATTTTGTAGCTATAGACGATAAGGCCGTTCGTTTTATCCGGCCGAAAATAGTTATGCCGGTATGCCGTTAACGTCCGGCCCAGGCGCTCGCCGCCATCGAGGAGATACAGCTGCGCCCAGAGGTCCATCAGGTTATTCGGCGACGGCGTCCCAGTCAGGAGAATCATCCGGTCGAAACAGCTGCGGCACTTCCGGAGAGCCCGGAAGCGTTTGGCCTGGGAGTTCTTAAAGCTCGACGATTCGTCGATGACGAGTAAGTCAAACGGCGGCCGATAATTAAAGAACTCCATCAGCCAAACCGTGTTCTCGCGATTCGTGATGTAGATATCAACGTTCCGGAGAAGCGCTTTAACGCGCTGCGTCTTACTGCCCAGGACCGTTGAGTAGGTCAGGCTTTTAAAGTCATCCCACTTCTCGATTTCGTCCTGCCAGGTAGACTCTGCGACCTTCTTTGGCGCGATGATCAGCACCTTCGAGACTTCCAGGCGGTCATAGATTAAGTTACTTATGACGCTTAGTGTTACCGCAGTCTTACCAAGGCCCATCGGCAGGAACAAACCACAGCGAGGCGTTGCCAGTGCCGTTTCAATCGCTTTACGCTGATACGCGTGTGGCTTAAACCGCATCGTCGCCACCCCGGAATTGGTCGATGAAAAGCTGTGCGTCCCCTTTTGTGTCGATGATAAGGACCGGCTGATTATGGTTTGCAAGCTTTGCAAACACGCTCTGCTGAAGCGGCCGCGGTTTCTTTCCAGGCGCTTTTACTTCAACGAAGCGGACCGTGCCGTCGCGATTCACAAAAATACGGTCCGGCACCCCGGAATTTCCAGGACTTACCAATTTATACGTTAAAATGTTATTTTTATGTGCATACTGTACGAGGTACTTTTCGACCTCTTTTTCTAAAATGTCCATTCAAAAAAACACACTCCTCGTATTACGAACCAAGACCTTGGTAGGCAAAGTAGGCAATTTTTCCCTTACATTTTATAAAATGGCATTTAGGCTTTTACTTTCTCATACCATTCTCAAAGAAGATTTTACTAAAATCGGCCTTATAAGCCTAATTCCCCTTTTCTAATTAATTAAATAAAAAATTGCCTACCTTACCTACCTTTAGGGGATAAATGGCTTAGGTAAGCGGATGGTGGCGGTAGGCAATTCATAAAAAACTGCCTACCTTTTCCAATAATTGCCTACCTTTTTTATAATCAGTAATGAGAGTATTTTTCATACGTTTTTTTCCCATTTTTGGTTTTTGGTAGGCAATTGCCTACCTTTTTTGGGGCGCCTTATTATCGTCTTTTTTGATGCGTACGTACGCCCGCTGTGCACCATAAGCTTTGAATTTTAATACACCTCTTTTGTTACCTTTATAACGTTCCCAACCATCAAGGTTGGCCAGTATCGTGTTGATTTCCCGCGCTTTCGCGTTGTTGAAGTTCAACCGGTTGCCGCCCAGGCATTCGCACCAGATGGCCAATGCACAGGTTTTTACAATTAGGAACCGTTCCTGCGTCTCTTCTTCGCCGTCGGTTTCGCCGTTTTCGACGAAGTAATGGCGTTCAGCAATGGTCATCTTGTTCCAGTTTGCCGGTACCGGTGTGTTCAGGTAGCTCTTGATGACGCCCACAAGCTCTGATCCTTCTGTTTTCGCCTCCTGGATTTCGCGGGCCTTGGCTTCGGATTCCGGCGATAACCGTAAGCTGGCATCCTGCTGATACAGTGCCATGGCCTCCGCCCAAATCTGGTCCCGTGTATAACCATCGATGTCAAAAACGGATTTGGCAGCCGTGCCGGTGCAGTCGATGATCCAAAAGCGACGACCCCCGGTGCGGTCTTTCAGGCAGATGTCTTCGTTCGTCGTTGCAAAGAACACGCACTGCCTCTTGTACTCCTCAGTGCGTCGTCCGTAAGCGACACGGAATTTATCACTGCTCTTCGACAGGAAGGACTTGATTTGGTCGTTTCCCGCGCGGTTTGTGGCCTGCATCTCCTGAAGCTCGATGAGCCAGGAGCCTTGCAGCTGTTCCAGGGAGTCTTTATTTTGGATCGATGCGATGGAGTCGTTGAACCACCTGCCGCCAAGCTTAGCCAAAAGCGTCGACTTGCCGATGCCCTGCCGGCCGTAAAGGACCGTGCAGTTATCGAACTTGATGCCAGGATGCAGGATGCGGGCGACAGCCGCTTTGAGTGATGTGCACGTCACTTCCTGTTCGTATGTCGTGTTTGCCGCCCCGAGATAGTCCGTAAAGAGCGTTCTGACGCGCGGCGTCCCGTCCCACACGAGGCTTTCAAGGTAATCGCGGACAGGATGAAAGGCGTTGTGCACGACCGTTTCCGTGAGCGCATCGTCAATCATCTGCTTTCCGGAGATGCTGTAATAGCGGAACAAATAGTTCCGCAGGCACGCGTCATCCGCATCCGTCCAAATCGTATCCTTCGCATCCTTTCGCCAGGGAAGTGCGCCGCGTGAAACGACACGGTGACTGAATTCGTCGTAGGCCGGAAGACCTTTGATGTTGATGTCGTGGCCGAGGATGGTCAGCACGTTTTCAGGAGACGATTCAAAACCGCCTTTTTTCGCGCGCGTGAGTTCTGCCAGCCATGACTTATCGACTTCTACCGGCGTCCCTTCTGGCGTGATCGCGCTGTCATCCCAGGATTCCTGGAGCGCTTTCGTGTCGGCGTCGTCCCATTCCTGACGGACTTTTTCATCGTTTTTGGCAAGCTCGGTCATGCTCTTGAAGGACGGCAGCTTATTGACCGGCGTGTCTGCTTTCGCCTCTTCGTCCTCAAGGCCAAATAGGTGGATGCGGACGAGGTCGAACGCGTTGACGTCCAGGCCGCTCACCGGGTCCGTGCCGTGATGGCTGTATGCGAACTTATCGTCGTAGATGACAAGACCGCCCGTCGTCGTCCCGGCCGCGTAGGTGTAGCGGTCGGGGTCGTCCGTCGGTTCATACACGTCAGAGAGATATCTCTCGATGGCTCCCTGGATGGTGTACACCCGGCAAAAAGCCCCGATGAGGCCCGGCTTTTCTGTCGGTTCTCCGAGCTTCTTAAAATCCGTCTTCCGGATAGCCGTTTCGTTGGCACTGGTTGGCCAGGACGTACAGTCCCTCCAATCCACATACGCCGCCAGGACGCGTTTTGGTTCGAGGAGCGGCTTATCATTCACCGCACACTCGAAATCGCCTCCTGTGGGCGCTGAAGGCCAGTAAAACAGCCGTGCCGTGTCGAAGGTCGTCGGGTCGAAGTGATGCATCCCGATATCGTCCGCAACTTTCCGCGCGACGGCCTGGTAGGCATCCGGCTCAACGTCTTCTGATAGCGGTACGACGACGCGGTACCGCGGCTTTTCCTTCGTGTATGAGTGCGTCGAGTACAGTGCATAGGCGTTTTCCCCGAGGACACGCGTCAGATCATCCTTAAACGAGGCCGACGGACTGTCGGCGTCAAGCGTCAACATACTGCGGAGCTTGACCTTCTGCGTGAGCCTGCGGCCGTCCTCCAGGTAGCCGCCGACGAAGCCGCCGACGTCTTTCCTTTCGTCTTTTTCGCGCTTTCCCATATCGTGGTACTGCGCGACGGTTTCGCCGGTGTAGCTTACGCGCTGGAGACTCTTGACGATGTCGCGCCACTCCGATTCCCGGTTCTGCCAAACTTTCGTCGTGCGCTTACTGCCGGTTGCGATGCGGAGTTTTCGTGAATAAACTAAAGTATCTGTCATAGATAAACTCCTTACGTATCGACATTTCGTTCAGACAGCTCAAACCGGATATCGTTTAAAAAGCGCGTCCAGTAACGTTCATCGACGTCCATGCCAAGACCGCCAGGCGTTTTCGCCGCATCTTCGATGTCGGTTTTCATGAGAAGCAGCGTCCTTGTCGAGAGCTTTTCACACAGTGGCGCCAGGTAACTTGTGACAACGCCGGTGATATAGGTCCTCCTGCCGATAGCGTAGCGGACCGCACAAAGAAGCATCATTTCCAGATCGTCATTAAGCGGCAGACTAGTCATCGTCATCACCCAGTTTCAATGTTTCGGCCAGGGCCGTGAGCGCCGCGAGCTTTTCTACCATCGTGTTCACGTTTTTCGTCGCCGCGGCTCTTGTCAGAAACGCGTTTCCAAGCTTTACGTTGAGCAGGTCGCCAAGACTAACGTCGGTGTACATCCGTTCCATTACAGCGCCTTTTGGCGTAACCGCGTAATAGCGCTGGCCAGGCTTCGGCGTAAACGCACTGCCAACTTCTGGATCATACGGGATAAGGTCCCTGAGTGCGTAGCAGCCGGAAACGTGTTCCGGCGAGAAGTCGACGTGGTGGATGTCGTCGACGCTGACGATGTGGTGCGTCGGGCCGGTCCATGATTCGACGACAGGGTTTACAGAGACCACTTTAATCTTGTCGTCGTAGATACGCGTCACGATGCCGTAGCCTGAACTGAAATCGTCGGCAAAAGCCACGTCATTCATGCATACCAGCATTCCAATCTTTACTTCATCGAATTTCATCACCATCAGCTCCTTTGTATCGCTTGTCGTAGCATTCTTTGCAGATAATCGTTCCGTCGTCTAAGATATGTGGTTCGCCGGCCATCGTCTGCATTTCACCGCAGAAGTAGCAGCCATATTTCCAGCCGTGCTTGAGTGCCGCATCCTTGAAAAGCGCACTGTCTGCGCCGTACAGTGACATTCGGTCCGCCCAAGGAATCTGTTCCATGTGGTACGGAACCTCTTTATCACCGCCGGTGAGTGCGTCCAGATAGCCTCTTGCGTCTTTACCGGTCTTCGCCCAGGTGACGGATGTTTCGCCGCTCTTATTCGTGTAGCAGTACACATCGAGAAGCAGGCTGTCGAGAATCTTATCATCCAGCGCATTGACGATGTCGCACGCCTGGCTGAACGTCAAATCCGGCAGAGTCGCCAAGACGCTTTTTGCCATGTTCTGTTCGGCAAAGTACCGACTGTGCAGCAGCCGCTTGCAGGAGTCGTTCTCCTCCATCGCCTTGAAATAGGCCAGGCCGTCGCAGACCAAGAAATCACAGCAAACTTTGTACAGCTCTGAGTCTTTATAGGTTGTTGTCATGTAGCTCATCTCCTTATTTAAGCGTAAATACGACAATGATGGCCCCGACGACCGCCCAGCAGAGCAGGCAGCCGCCGAGGATGATGCGGTACGCCATCACCTTCGTCTTATCGATCATGTGTGTCACCTTCTTCCAGCTCATCAAGTTTCCCGGATAATACCAGGGCGGTCGCTTCGCAGATGACCGTCATCTGGTAAATCCAAAGTTCGTCCCAGTTGACGTCGCCGTTCTTGCCCCGCTGGCCTGCGGTGTTTTGCCTGACCGCCTGGCAGAGCTTCATGACGGCGTCCTTCAGTGCCGGGATGTTCGCCTCCTGGCCTCCCATTTCGAGGAAATGCCACATCAGGCTTTTTACTTGGTTTCGTTCATCGTCTTTCATCAGCCGTCTCCATAAAAGCGTTCATAGATTTCTTCCATGAATGGCAGGTTCGCGATGATCATCGCGTCACCGCCGTTCGTAACTTCGTCGAATCGCTTTTCCAGGGCGTCATTTCGGATGCCCGTCTTTCGTAGAATTGTAAGGCTTCGAAGCAGGGCGTCCGCTTCCGCAAGGTCTGGATGCAATTCGTTATAGCGCTTGATAATTCGGGCCCTTCGGTAATTGCTGGTGAACTCATATACCTCGTATTCGTAAATGTGCGTATCGAATACCGTGTTGTAGCGTTCCCGGAAAAGCTGTAATTCCCGGTCCAACTGACGGATGTATTCGCCCTGGAACTTCGGTTTGGCGTCCGCCGGCGCTGCGAGGTAACGGTCTACAACGTTTTCGCATAAAGCCCGGAACAGCCATTTACCTCTCTTGAAATCCTTAGGCGGCCGTTTTAAGAGCGTCTGCGAGTCTTTCAGCTGTAGATAGGCGTTGTACTTTTCGACGAGCGTCTTTTTACTTTGTGCGATATTTCGCACTTTATCCTCTAACTGCGCCGTCTTGGTTTTCTTCTTCAATCGAGGTCCCTCCGTTCTCGTCGGATAAGGCCGCCCAGGCTCATGCCACCGGACATTCCTCTGTTCCCGCCGCGGCCGTGGTCGTTCAGCGTGTAGCCGTGCCGCCAGTATGACTTTTCGCACTTGTGGCGGCAGAACACGGTCCGCTTATCGGCAGGATCAGCAACCTGCACCAGATGGTGGCACCAGCGGCAGTAGAATTCCCGGATAACCGGAACCCCCGGCTCCGGCGCTCTGTGCGTCGTTTCGTGATGCTTGTAGTAGTGCCGGCTGCATTTCTTTGAGCAGAACCGCTGGTCTTTTCGGTACGGTACGAATTCTTTCTGGCAGTCTAAGCAGATTTGCTTTTTATGGGTTGCCATACGCGTCAGCTCCTTAGTCATCCAGCTCCCAGATACTGGTGCAGTTTACAAACGGGCATCCGGTCCGCTTCCATAAAATCCGCTGGGCTTTCAGCTCCCGCTGGGTATAGCTGCCGTTCTTCTTTCGCTGCATCGAGATTTCGCGCAGCTCTTCGTCGGTCCTATCGACCATTTTTATATCCATAATCGTCAGTCCTTCTGATAGTACTTCGCTTCGAAGCCGTCCGCGTTCATCACGAGACCTTCGTTCCAGGGTGCGTTCTTGCACATGATCGCAATCGCTTCATCGAGGTTCCCCTTGCCTTCCGGCATTTCAAGGATGACTTCGTCATGAATGTGCGCGCATATCTTGTACCCCGCTCGTGTAAGTCTCGCCATCGCGGCGCAGAGGCAGTCACGGGCAATGGCCTGAACCGCATTTTCAACAATTTTTCCACCATATGTTTCCAGCTTCCCCCAGCGGCCTGACGTCGTCTTACTGCCGCCCAGGCCGGTGTAGATAATGGCCTCGCTGCCGAATCGGTTCTGCCCGATGTGGGCGTTGAGGTACACCAGGTGACGTCCTGACGGCAGTTCAATGTAAAGGTCGCCGTCTTCCTGGTGGAAGTACAGGTTTTTCTGCTTGAGCTTCGTCGGGATGCCGGTGACGGCTTTCATCATGGCTGTCTCGACGTCGCCCCAAAGCTTTACGATGTGCGGCGATGCGGCACGCCACTTGTTGACGACGTTCTGTAATTCCGTGTCGGAAAGGCCCATCTTGTCGGCCCCCATCGCTTTCAGGGCTCCGATGCCGCCACCATAACCACAAGCCAGCGTAGCCACCTTGCCTTTCTGCCGAAGCTCTCCATTGATGCCATGTTTTACAACAGGGACGCCGAACATGGCACTCGCCGTGGCGCAGTAGATGTCTTTCCCCGCCGCGAACGCTTCCATTTCCCACGTTTCCCCGGCAAGCCAGGCAATGACGCGGGCTTCGATGGCGGAAAAGTCGGCGACGATGAACCGTGTCCCTTTTGGCGCTTCAAGCGCCGTGCGGACGAGCTGGGAAAGTACGTCCTGTACGTCGTCGTAGCACATTTTAAGCGCCTCTAAATCGCCGTCAATGACCATCTGACGCGCGGCGTCGAGGTCGGGCATAGAGTTACGCCTGAGGTTCTGAAGTTGTACGATACGGCCGGCAAAGCGGCCCGTCCTGGCGGCCCCGTAGAACTGGAACATGCCCCGGATGCGGTCGTCGCTGCATGCCGCGTTTTTCATCGCGTCGTACTTCTTGACGCTCGACTTACTGATTTTTTGCCGAATCAGCAGCATCAGGCGTACGTCGCTGGGAAGCTCCCCGGCCAGGAGGTCCTTGACGGATTCTTTCGAGAGCGATTCAATCGGACGTCCCAGCTTTTCTTCGAGCCAATCTTTCACCTGAAGTGGCGAGTTCGGATTGTCAAGGCCCGTGATTTCTCGGGCTTCGTCAAGAAGCCGCTGCCGGTATTCACCGGAGAGGCGAATCGCGTTTTCGACGAGTCGCCGGTTGATCATGATGCCGTTGCGGTTGATTTCCTGGTCTACCAGCCAGTTGTCGTGCTCAAATTTCGGCGGCCGGAGGGCTACCAGCTTTTTTCGGATAGCCATTTCAACGACAACGTCCTGCCGATTATATTCTTTAAAGATTTTCCATTTTTCGGGTGCGTCCGCCGGCAGGTTCCGCGTGCGTCCACCATTGGCTTTCGTCGGTTTGCACGGCAGGCAGAAGAAGCGGATCAGCGCTTTGCCGCGCGTGTCTTTCTGCTTGTCTTCCGGAAATCCCATCGCCTTTGCAACCGCTGCAAGGTGCGGCGGGTATGAATTGTAAAGCGCCAGGATTCGGGTGCATTCCCACTGTTCCTCGGGAAGGTCCGGGAAATATTTCTTTAAACAATTGATTTCAAAGTTGGCGTTAAACGCCGTTTTCAGCACGTTTTTGTCGTACAGCGCATTGCGTACATCATCGGGAAGTGTTTCTCCCTGCGCCAGGTCGACGACCCGGACGGGGTCGTCATCGAAGGCGTAGGCGAAAAGAAGGATTTCAAAGTCAGGCGCTTCCATGTATTTGTACACGCTGTACCGGATATCGTTTGAACTATAGGTTTCCAGGTCAATGCTTAAGGTTCTCATCAGTACAGCTCCTTACTTAGCGTTTAGAAAAACTGGTCGGCGTCCTGAAGGTCGGCTTCATCGAGCATATTGTCGTCCCAGGAATCGGCACTGACGACGACGCCGCCAAGCGGTTCTCCGTCTTTAATCTTCCGGATAGCGGTCAGGCCGACGCCGATGCCCTTTTTGCCGGAGTGACTGTAGGCAAAGAGGTTCAGCATGAACTGGCACCAGCAGCCGGAATACAGGTCGTCCGGGTCGATGATTTCCGAGCGGTCTTTGCTAAAAAGTTTCGGCTTCTTCGTCGAGCTTGCGTTCATGAAGTAGCAGCCCTTGTAGTTCGGGTCTTCGCACTTCAGTTCATCGGTGTCTGCGTCGCGCAGCGGTTCATGAATGCCGCGGTCACTGCCGCCCCAGGTGCTGATGTTCTTCGGGTCTTTGCGTATCTGCGCGATTTTTTCCTTGATAGCAGCAATCGTGCGCTTTTCCGATTTCGGAATGATGATGGACGCCGTATATTTCGGTTTCTGCGTCGGATCATCGTTCGGCCGAGGGCTAAACACGTACGCATAAGAGAGTCTGCAAAGTCCTGTCTGAATAGTATTAGCCATAATTTTTTTCCTCCTAAATTAAACTGTCGTCAAATTCATCGGCCATTTCTTTTGTGAGGTTGAGCGCCGGCCGTTTGTCGCTCATCTCAACCAGTGTCGGTTTTCCTTTTGGCTTTTCAATTAAAGCGCCCAGGACAGCCGCCAGCTTCTTCTTTCCAACGCCCTTTTCAAGCGCTGTCAGCGTTTGAAGCTCCTGTGGTTTGAAGATGAGGTCGTCGGCAATCCCCTCGGCCTGCATCGCTTTGGCGGCAGCGTCTGTATCTGTGATGACGCGGCGGCTTCGCCCTTCGACGAGCTTCAGGCCCGGCCACTTCTTGCCGTCAAGCGCTTCGGTCAGGGCCGCTTCTTCGACGTCGGTCAGCCAGCGTTTGATATCTTTCGCGGCCAGCAGGATTTCCGCCGTTTCCGCATCCGTGAGTGTTGCTTCCTCGCGGAGCTTCGTCTTGGCTTTGATGTACTCGGCCAGGGCCTTGCACTTTGTGCGGAATTTGCAGAAGCGGCAGTGATCGCCGGCTTTGAAATCGCCTTCGCCTTTGTAGGCTTTTTGGGCAATTGGTACGATACTGCGGCCCCAGTCAAGAAGCTCCGAGAGGCTCATCGTATCGGTTGATACGCTGTCAAGCCTGGGTTGAATAATGGTCATGTGGACCGTATCAAAACCATAGAGCATGCCGAAGGCTTCGACAGCGCCCAGGGCGTACAGCCTCATCTGTGTGTTGCCGACGGCATCGACGGGCACGCCCTTGCCGTATTTCAGGTCACAAATTTCCAGTGACTTGTCGGAGACGGTAATCATGTCGCCGGTGCCAAAGCCTTTCGGTACATAGGCGCTAAAGTCGAGCTTGTACTCAACATGTGCGACCGCATCCGGTGAGGCTTTTCGTGCGGCGTTGATTTTCTCGATGCAGACATCGACGTAGCGCTGCACCGCTTCTTTCATTTCCTCATTATCGGTCATGACGTCCGCCGTCTTCCCGTCGAGCCAGCCGCGCAGCGTCTTTTCCGCCAGGGCGTGGGCCTTCGTACCTTCTTCGGCATAAACCGACGTGGATTCGGGTATTTCCGCGTTGATGCGTGCCGACGGCGGGCATGCCAGCCAGCGCGAGGACGACGACGCGGAAAGTATTGCGTGGACTCCGGGCATGCTACTTCACCTCCCACATCTGGCGGACGTCATCCGGGAAGAGCTTCAGAAGGTCCGGCAGCTGGTCGCGCTTGATGTTTTTCACACTGCATGCGGGTACGTGATTGTCCATGAGCCACTTTTTCATGGTCTTCATGTTCGTCTTGTCCGGCGTTTTGTGGAAGAACGCCGCTGTACAGGTTCGGAGCTTTACCAGCTCATCTTCGGTGAGCTTATCGCTCTTTGGCGTTTCCGGTTTCGGCGCCGCCGCAGGCGCTACGACTTTCGGTGCAGGTTCCGCTTCTGGCTGAGGCGTTTCAGTCTTTGCTGTGGGCACGCTGACGGCCTTTTCCGGTTCAGCTGGAGTAACTACCTGCGGCTTGCCGATAGCGGCCCGTAGGACTTCACATAAGCAGTCTAACGACGTCATCAGTGCCGGCGTTTCATCCAGCGTAATCTTGATGTTGATATCCATCTATTTCAGCTCCTCTCTGTCAAGCGAATTCAGGATGGCAAGCAGTTCCGGGTACGATTCCGCAACAGGAATGCCGTTTCTTTTCGCGAATTCATATTCCGTCTGGCAGCCGAGGCTGCTTTCCCAGTCTTCTGTCATATAGACGACGTCACAGCGCGATTCGAGCTCTAAGAGCAGAGACAGGTCGTCGGCGTAATGACGGCGCGAGTAGCGCCGGCAGGTCACGGAGAGCGCCGGAATGAAAAGTACTTCAGGCAGCTGTTCGGCTAGGTCGCAGCAGATCTTGCGGGCTTTTTCGACGTTGTAGTCGCGGCCACCGTACTTATGCGAGACATAAACAAGGTAATGATGCATTGTGCAGCTCCTTTCTTTGCGATATAATAGAAATCGGGTAATCTAACAAAAGCACTAGGGAAGAGTCGTCTTTTTCGGACGGCTCTTTTTTAGTTGTCCAAGGGAATCACTTCCTTTCCTGGCGGCTTTTCCGCCAATACAACTGGCTTTCTTTATGCTGCTTGTATTTACGCCTTTTGTAGCGGGCCGCGAGGACTTTCGCCGTCGCAATGCCGAGCTTTGTAAGCTCAGGATCCTTCGTGTATAAATGGCGTTGGCAGGCTCTGGCGTGGGTGCCGCGGTCGATGCATGCCAGATTTTCGAGATTACAGTTTAGTTTGTTTCCGTCGAGAAAGACGATGCAGTGCCCTTTCGGGAGTGGTCCGTGAGCTTTTTCCCAGACGTAGTGGTGCTTATACACCATCTTTCGTTTCCCCGGTACTTTGATATGGACGTAACCGTCCTGGTCGACGCTTTCGTAGCCGACTGGTTTTGACGTCGCCGGGATATCACCCTTTTTAAACTGTGTCCGCTCCACTCCCGGGGCGCAGTAGTGCGTGCCCTTGTTCCAAGGGATAAGGCCCTTCTCGAAACGGCCAGTCAATCCACTGTTCATCTTGTACCGGGCCCGCAGTCCTTTAATCTTGGCGATGCTGAGACGGACGCCAAACTTCTCTTCAATCTGTTTTTGCTGGGCTTCATAGCCGAGGCCTTCGCAGTGATTCTTCAGCCATTGGTACTGTTCCCTTGTTAGCAGCTGTTCGGAGATTCCGGATTTCAGTTTGTGCGCATAGGCGTACTGCCGGACGCGCTTGGCTTCGATGGGATATCCGAAGACTTTGGTCATCTCTTCGGCCAGGTCTTTCATGTACCGGCCTTTGATGTGCTTTTTGAGCCAGATGACTTCCGGAGAGTCCGGCATCCACCAGTCAGTCTTCTTCATCGTCGTCACCACTCATGAGCATTTTCGGCGCTTCTTTGTCGTCCCGGTACATGCCGTCGGACCGTGCCAGGGCGGCTTTCAGAACGAGATTCCCTGCCGCGACGATGGACTGACTGACGTCGATGATGGCGTCGGTCTTCCGAATCTCCTCATCAAGCTCGTCTCCGGTGAGCGCTGGATCATTCAGCCGGCGAAGACGTTCGAAGAGGATGTCGTTCATCTCACCGAGGTTGTTTTTCTTGCTCATTTCGTCGCCCTCCCGTCTTTGATGAGGAGGCGCTGGCCCGGCGTCAGGCCAGCGTTCTTGTTGAGCTTGTTCGTCTGGCAGATGTCGTAGACCGTCTGCCGGATGTCTTCACTCTTCGGACGGTATTTCTTGGCAATGTCCCAGACCGTGTCGCCTTTTTCCACCGTGTAATAGGTCAGCTTCACGTCCGGCGAAGCCATCGCCTGGAATCCGGCATAGCCGACACCGATGGCCAGCGCTGCGGCAAACGTTAGTCCTAAAATCGTTTTCTTTGTCATGGTTTTTCAGCTCCTTCTAAGATTTCGGTAAGGCTTTGTCCGTCGTACTGACGGAGAAAGGCATTAAACGTCGTCTTTCGTACCCGCTTGTACGGGCCGAGCTTCAACGTTGTCAGCAGGCCCGCTTTGATGATTCGGGAGACAACCGTCGACGATGTTTTCAGCCTGGCCGCGACTTCATCAAGGCTCATCAGCCGGTCGCAGTCGTCGTGGATCATGCGGTCTTTCAATTCTCTTCAGCTCCTTCGTGGTCCGCTCTGTACTTTTTCAGCGCTTTTGTCTCGTGGCAGCGGGGCTTTTTCGGCTTTCTTTTGGCCCGGCCTTTCGCTGTCGTCCCGGGGCGGCAGTCCCGGTGCGCCGGCAGGTACTTCCCGTCTTTGTATACGTGGACATACAAACCTACGATTTCGCGCTTACAGAGGCAGCACTTAATTTTTTGGCTCGCCATCGCGGCGTGATACCATTGGCTGATAAAGCCGTTCTTTAGGGCTTCCTTTTCTGCTTTCGTCATGGCTTGTCACTTCCTTTCAGGACTAAATCGCGCGGGTTGACGTCGAGCGCCTTGGCCAGCTTTGTCAGCGTTCTGTAGCTGACGGCCCGCCCTTTCTTGGCTTTAAACAGGGTTGCTGCCGATAGGTCGGCGTACATTGCAAGCACGGTGTAACTCCAGCCCCGCGCCTTTCATTCCGAGTCGAGGACATCAAAGTCGATTTTTGCGTCACCTGAGGGCATCGATATTTCATCTCCTTCTCTTAACAGCGTTTCCGGCGGAACGCCCAAGCTCTTTGCAATCGTCAGTACGGTCTGGAGGCTGACGCTGAGTCCAGCCCTGATGCGGGAAAGTGTTGGTGCGGAAATGTTCAGCCGTTCCGCCGCTTCACACATCTTCAACCCCGCCTGACGGCGTTTTTCGTCGAGCACATAGAAATTGATATGCAAGTCAACGGGTTTCATTGGTCGTCACCCCCGAACTTTGCCCCGTCGATGAAGTATTCCTTTAAGTCGAGGTCGTAATTTTCGCATAATGTCCTGACTTCTGCGAGCGTGAAATCCAATTTATTGAGATTCAGCTTTTGGTTAAACTTCGGTCGGCTGGTGCCTATTGTTTTAGCGGCGATATCTTGCCGGATGCCGTGCTCTGCGAAAAAGGCTTTCAGCTTCGGGTAGCAGATTTTCTTTCTTACCAGCATTTCGAAGCGCATCACTTCTTCTTGAGAATTTCGAGCACTTTCGGACTCCACTTGATTTGATAACCGCTGTGGCCGGAGCTTGCGGTAAACGGTATCGATTCACCGAATTTAGCACCCTTTTCCGTTAGTACCCAGTGGCCGCTGACGCTTTCCTGCAAGCCTGCGTCTTTCAGCAAAGAATTGGCAAGTTGCGGGTTCGGATTCCCTTTACTCGTTTTCAGGCCAAGTTCATTGGCGATTTTTGTCGGCGTCAAATAGCCGGGATTCGTTTCAGGCGGGATGAACTGTTTCAAGGGTTCCATATCGACGCCGTACGCTTCCCCGACCATCTGCATTGCCGCTGTCATGGCCATTGGCTTTTTCACACCAAATACGTCTGCGATGACCGTTGCGGTATCTGCGGTGTCCTTGACGGCCGTCTTGATCATCCGCGTCCGGTAATGCGGGTTCGGTGCAATTTTCGGCACAGCCTGCTGTTTGCGGATTTCTTTTTCCATGGTATTGAAGGCTTCGAGGAATTTCAGCTTCCATTCCAAGGCCGTCTTGCCGGTAAAACCCATGACCAGCAGAGAAAAGCCGTCGTGGTTCATCAGGTACATCTTGTAGTGTTTTCCGGTACCGGCTGTGTAGCTGGTTTCATAGAAGTAGTCAGAACCCAATTTTGGGTTTTGACTAATAAGCTCTTCAATATCTCTAATAACGTGGTCGTGGCGTTTGCCAAAGTGCTCAGCCACTTTCCGGCTGTCTGTAACAAGCTGATTCTTATAAAGCGTTACAAGTTCAGTTTTCTTTTTGTCGGACAATTTGATTCAACTCTTTTCTAAAATCTTGCGTTTACGTAAGTTTTTCGGCAAAAAAAACCTTAAGGCTTTCATCGTTTGACATATCCAAGATGTTTTTGAGATTCTGAATTTCGGCGCGTGTGAAATCACTTTTCCCTTTCATCTTCCGGTATAAAGTGGCTTCATTGACGCCCATACGGTCCGCAACGTCTGCTAATGATAACTGTCGACGGTTCACCATATAGCGGAATAACGGTTCATCAAACATATGCATCCCTCCTTTCTGTCTCTTGCGTTTCCGCAAGATTATAATACTACGTAGCCCCGCAAATGTCAATGCTAAAACGCAAGTTTTTCAAATAATTTCGCCCTATTTATTGCAAAAACGTAAGTATAATACTATAATAAGGCTGTAAGGGAGTGATTATTGTGAAGGCTGTCAAAGACATCATTAAGGAAAAAAGATTGGAACATAATCTGACCATGAAAGAATTAGCTCAAAAAGTTGGCGTGAGTGAAGGTACTATTTCGCGTTGGGAATCAGGAGAAATCGCGAACATGAGACGCGGCGCTATGGTTGCTTTGTCGAAAGTATTGGAAATTCCGCCAGCAGTGTTGATGGGCTGGGATAAAGAAGACGTCGAAAGAGAAAAGAAGAACGACGCCATCCCCGTTCTCGATGATCCGGATATCCGCATCCTTGCTAGAAACAGCCAGGTAACGAAGGACCCGGAAAAACGGGCTATGTTGAAAAGAGTGCTTAAGACGATGTTGGAGGATGCAGAGCATGACAAATAACGTACCGGCTAGACCGCGTTTTCAAAGATCATCACAGTTTGCACAATACTTGATGCAGCGTTTACGGATTCATACCTATCCGATTAATCTGAAATACGTGTGTTCGCATGTTATCGCTACGATTCAGCCTTATAGCTATTATGCAAAATGTTTGGGCTGTACCGTGCCAGACTACATCGATATCGTTACCGCGCAAGACGGTTTTACGTTGTATGATGGGAAGCGCCAGCGCTACGTTATCGCCTACAACGATACTGTACCGAATTACCCCCGCGTCCGCTGGACGTTGGCGCACGAATTAGGCCACATCCTCTTAGGCCACTTCAAAGAGTTCGACGGAACCCGGTTTGACCTGGACCGGTGCCGATGCGGTTTATCTGATAGCCAATATGCCGTGCTTGATGTGGAGGCGAATACGTTTGCCGGTGAATTGCTCTGCTCACCGGCGATGATTGGTTGTCTTCCAGGATGTTTGCAAACTGTCGAAGCGATAAGTCAGCTTTTTCTCGTTTCTGGGCAGGCTGCGGAGAAAGCCTTGACAGCCTGGGAAGACTACGAAGGCCTGCACACCAAACGTAAAAGTTTTTATCAAAAACAGTTTCAAGATTATCTTGATACCATGTCAATTTTCTCTAACGTATCGTAAGGAGGTGATTTCATGAAACGAATCCTTGTTTTACTGAGTCTTCTCGTAGCGTTTTGCATACCCCCAGTAAATGCTATCGAGTTCGTGTGTGAGCCAGAAGACAATGATGCTGTCTCGTACAGTGTGTTTTTCTACGGAGCTACACAATTAGAGACGATGTACATCAAGCTGGCGCCCAGTAATCACCAGGACGAATATTGGCTCCGTATGTCCGAAATCGCGATGCGCGATAAGGTCCTGAACAAGATCACCATCGATATCGACGGGAAGACGTACGACCTTACCAGCACCCAACCTGACTTTGATGCAGATACCGTGGCCTCTGTGACCTACGTTGGTCCACGCGACATGCGTACGAATGTCCGGTTTTTCCGGCTTTCCCCGGAAATCGTGCAGGGGATGAAAACGGCTAAATCCGTGAAGATTCGATACAGCACGTATAAAATCCTGAATCAGATTGCACCGCTGAAGTCGAGCCACCTGGAAAACATCAATAAAGCCTTTTCGCTTGAATACGAGCAGTATCCGGAATACTGGAAACCCCGGGACGAAAAAGGCAAGTAACCTAGACCTCAAAATTCGCCGTTTTTGAGGTAAACCTCTCATTGAAATAGTAAAAACACGCGTTTTTGTGATGTGCCGCCATCTACTAAAACGCGTGTTCGGAGCTGGTAGGTTTGAACGATTGAACCCACAACCACTTATATTATACCGCATCAGCTCCGGCCAGTCCATAGAAATAGTATAAACTAAGGAGCTGATAGAATATGTATGTACGTAAAATCGGGAATCGCTGGTACTACACCATCAATGAAATCGATAGGCAGGGCGTTCGGCATAAGCACGAGCACTTCGGCGGCTTCACCCGCATCGACGCCGAAAAAGCGTACCGCCAGGCTGTGGCCGAACAGGATAAGACCGGGGCGTACTTCGAGCCGTCGTCGATGACTTTTGCCGATTTTTTGCAGGAGTGGCTTGAAAAGTACGCCCAGCATTACCTGAAACCGAACACCATCGACGCTTATGACGCGGACATCCGCAACCACATCGTGCCGACGTTTGGCACCTGGGCCCTCCGTGAGCTGACCACCGCGGCACTCCAGGACTGGATTCTTGAGCTGAAAGACCAGTACGCCAAGTCGACGGTCAAGAGCATCATGAGCTGTCTCCGGTCGTCGCTTCGCTGGGCCGTCGCGAACCGCCGCTATCTGCTTACCAATCCGATGGACAACGTCAAACTGCCGCCGTATCGGACAGCGCCGAAAAAGCCGGCCGTTTTTACGGCAGAGGCCGTCCAGGCTATTTTTGAAAAGTTCCCCGCCGGTCGTCCGATTCACATGCCGTGCGTCTTAGCCTACTACACCGGGATGCGGCTCGGAGAGTGCCTGGCGCTTACCTGGGACAACGTCGACATGAAGGCCCACACCCTCTGCATCTCCGGTACGAGCTATGACAAGAAAGGCCTGCCGAAAATCACCGACACAAAGACGCTGTCATCGGCCCGGACCATTACGTTCGGCTCGAAACTTTTCGCAGAGCTGAAAGCGCAGAAGCTCTGGCAGGATAAAAACCGCTTCCAGTACGGGCAGTTTTACCGTGAAGATCCGCAGCATAAATTCGTCTGCACGATGGACGACGGCCGTCAGATGACGAGCAACAACATGAAATACTTCAATATGTGGTGCAAAGAGCAGTTCCCGGGCACAAGCTTCCACTCCTTCCGACATACCCATGCCACCATGCTGATTGAACACGGCCTCCCACTCGATTACGTCTCCAAGCGCCTGGGACACTCGTCGATTTACACCACCGCTAACGTCTACGATACGATTACGGATAAGCGCGAAAAAGCTGCCGTCGATGCCATGGAACAGTTTTTGTAATTGAGAACATGAAAAGCCCAGTCTTCCGTCCTCGGAGGTCTAGGGCGGAAGAAAGGACGGAAGAAGCCTTGTAAACCGCATGGTTGTGCGGTCTTTCTTTTAACGTTAAATTATCGGCAGTAATAAAATGGGAGATTCTGGGAGCATCTGTAAAG